TGAAGTAGGAATGGAACATAGAAGTTTATAACTTTTTATAAGTTTTCAGTAACGGACACACTATGATATTTTGGCTATCAATAATCATTTTTGCAGTCGGCGTTGTTATTCTGATTGCAAATAGAATAGGAGAATCTTTAAGCTACGAATATGAGTATTCGAATGTGAGCGCAACCGTGCTTGTTTTGGGCGTAGCAGTGGCTTTTATCGGTGCGGTATATCTTTTGATCGCTGGATTGCTTTTAGCAATAAGCCAGACTACGGTTACCGCCACCAGACAGGCAAATGCAGAGAAATACAAAGCATTGACTTACAAACTGGAAAGTGAAGCTTGCCGAGATCAATTCGGACTTCTAAACAAAGAAATTGTTGACGAGGTACAGAGATGGAATGTAAATGTAACTTACTACAAAGTAATGGAAGATAACTTCTGGGTTGGAATTTATTATCCAGATGTGTATGGTGATCTGGGAACGATTGATTATGAGACATATGAGGGCAATTAATTGACATGATAAAATAACCAAATCAGTTTCAAAAACATCTCACCAGATAAAATATAGGCGCAAGCCAATAAAATTGAAATTTGAACAAAGAAATCAACTAATTGTGGAGAATTAAAGCATATGAGCCAAATAGGAACAGAACTTCCAACAGAATATTCAGACCGTTTCGATGAATTACGACAGAATAGGGTTGAGGTAAGCTTTTACAAATATGGCACAGCAAAGGATAACTTCGGGGAGAAATTAGTAAACGCCTTGGAATCCCACGATATGTGTATCAAAAAGTATCGTGAGACAGGAAACACAGAATATCTTTGCGATGCAGCTAACTATTTAATGTTTGAATTTATGTACCCTCAGATTACAGGTGCATACTTTAAGGCAACAGATAGCGGAGAAAGTGCCGGAGTTGCCGGCACACCAATTAATCAGCTAAAGGAGAAGTGGTATTGATGGACTTTAAACAGACTTACTTTTCCATCTGGCAGGAAATATGGAACCTCCACAAGAAGTATGCCTTTATCTCAAAGGACGATATTCCCAAGTGGGAAAATCTCACCATGGAAGCAAAGCAGATTCACGATAAATACGCTGATTCGGTTGGCGCAAAATTTGCCGAAGCTCTTTTGTTTGCTGTGACTGCGGAAATTGATAGAAAAGCGAAATAGGACTTTCAGAATGCGTCCCAAAGTGGTACAATATGGGTATCATACTAAGGAGGGGGATATTTATGGCACTGATTAAATGTCCAGAATGCGGCAAGGAAATAAGTGATAAAGCGGCAAGCTGCCCGAACTGTGGATTCCCGATAACACAGGGAAATGTAACACAGGAACCGCCACAAAAGCAAAAGGAATACGACATTGAGATGTTGGATTCTATGAGAATCAAGGCTTCAAAAGCGAATATTGAGGTTTACTACAAAGGAAATTTGTTACTTGAAGCAAATCCTATGGATTTTGTATTGAATTATGATAAGGAAGAACCAGACGATTTAGGGAGAGTACAGTTGAAAGTTGCTTTTTCAATTCCGAAATATGCAAAGCCTTTCAAAATTTGCTTATCAACAGGTTCTTCCGCATATGAACAGGCAAAGGAATTTACAACAGAGATTGCGGAGAGGTATTTCAAGAAACAGTATGTTGTTGAATGGTATATGCTTGACAAGAGCGTAATGGATAATTGCGACAGAGGTGAAGCAAATAAGACCAGAATGACGATTGAGAATATTGAGAAACCTAAAACATACTCTGCGCCAGAACCACAGTACACACCGCAGCCGACCGCTACCAAGAAAAAGAAGAAAGGCGGATGTGCAAATTATTTTGGCTTTATCTGCCTTGTATTTATTCTCATAGGCTGGTATTCATCTAAAACCGAGAAAAAGGATGATACGCCAAAAACACAGACGGAAGAATCTGACAATTATGAAACCAAAGCAACCCCTACAGTAGCAGAAACAAAACAGGAAGAAACTCCAATTACTTTTGATGATGAATTGGCAACATTTAATGCTGGTGGATATGCTTATATTACCGACAACGATTTATACAAATATGCGGTCAATATGAGTGGGGCTAACATTTATACGGTTGCAACGGTAAGTGATGTCAAAGATAATAAGGTGCAAGTTACTATTGGCGATAAATACATGATGAGTGATTTTAATGTGTCTGACAGTAAAATGTATGCAAAATATGAGAGAGGTCTTAAAGATGATGATGTGGTTGCTATTCTTGGAACCGTATCAAGCGTAGATTCCTGGGGATTTATGGGAGATTCTATAAAATTAGATAATTGTATGGTATTTGCCAAAGGGGATGAAGCTAACAATTACAAAAAAGACGTTTCGGACGACAGTTTATCGCAGTATTTTGTAGTAACAGAAGAGGTCGCAGATTCAAAAGAGGTTTCCGAGGACGAATATAAGGCACTTTGCCAGACATTAGATTATAATGATATTTTGAGAAATCCAGATAGTTATAATAAAAAGCATTGTGTCGTATCTGGCACAATAGACCAGGCATTAGAGGGAATGTTTGGCGGATACACATTATATATTGTTGACGGAAACGGTAATAAATGGGATTGTTCATACAGATACGAAGAGGGCGAAACCCATTATTTAGAGGGTGATTGGGTAACTGTTTACGGAACTTGTAGTGGAACTTCAAACTCCACAACAGTTTTAGGAGAACAGGTAACAATGCCAGATGTAGATATTGAATATATTAATTGACATAAAATTAGGCTAGGGAGAAAATCCCTAGCCTTTTGTCTTAATTCATCCAGCTATATGTATACGAATCATTTACATATACTTCAAATTTATCTGGTATGATATCCTCGAAATTCCTATCAAATGGAAAATCAAATTCGAGATAAGCTGTCGATCCTGGATTTTTTACATCAGCATTACGATCATCATACCCCACTATCCTACCATTTTTATAAAATACAATTGCAATAGTGGTAAACGCATTTTTCCGTCCATTGTTATCTACTTTTACCACTACATTTCTATTTCCAAAATTGGCTGAATAATGAATTCCCGAGTTATTTGTTATAACACTTGAAGATGCTTTCTTAATATTCAAATTGATTTTAAAAGAATCCCACGTTTTATCAGAATTCCAGCCTTGAAGTGCACATTTTGAATGTGCTGCAAACGCAAAATTATAATCCTTATCAACTCCGACCATTGTTCCATTCAGATAATAGATAAATTCAACGGTCAGATCAACTGCATGGTCATAATGGTTTTCCAGAATTGCCACAGCTCCATACGGCGTAGATTCTGCATGATAACTAACAACATTCTTTTTACCACTGCTGTTAGCATTTGGATTTCCACCAAAACCGCCATTGCCATTAGAAGCCTTTTTCACAGTAACTTTACAGGTATATTTCTTTTTACCAATCTTTGCGGTAATTGTAGCGGAACCTTTCTTTTTCGCTTTTACACGTCCTTTAGAAGATACCGTAGCAACAGATTTTTTGCTACTTGTCCATTTTACTTTTCCTTTTGTTCCAGTTACTTTTAATTGTAATGTTTGACCGACTTTCAAAGTGGCTTTTTTCTTGTTGATTTTACCAGCCGCCGATACTGGAACTGCCATACAGACAATCAGTAACATAATGGTAAAAATTGCCAGTAACTTTTTGGATTTTTTCATATGCGTTTTCCTCCCTAAATCAGTATGATATCTGTATTTTACCACTCCAAAATGAATAGTGGAATAGGAAATTTGAAAAAAATAACGATTCATCAAAATGACGAATCGTCAGTAAAAAAACTGCCCATTAAAATTGAAGAGTATGGTTCTTCACTAGGAGGAACGAACAGAAAAATTGATATTTCGTCTTTATGGCAGACTATATATGCTTACAAGGTGCACAAATTTGAGCGGATTATATAGGTTTTAGCCATACATGGCGAAAAGGCGTAGAAATTTCGACACCTTTTATTTTTAATAGGGGTGCTTCTAATTTGATGCACCCTATTTCTATGATTGATATTTTGAACTATCATCAATTTGATGACGGTTAGCACTTCGGACAATTTGTCCTAGGTTCGACACAATGGCTAGTGACTCCGCATTCATGCGGAAAAGTGGATGCTTCAATCACCAAAGTCAATTTTACTTCGTCTAACTGCGACTCTTCCTAAAAGACGAGACGCACACTGTCGAAAATTCGACAGTGAATAAGCCTCCGAAATTTCGGCTCCATTATTTTGTGGAAGCCAATTCTGCTAAAATTTTAGCGAAAAGGTGTTCGCCATAATGACGAGAACCTTGATTGATATGTTTTCTAAAAAAATAGAAAATGTTATTGACTTCTAAATGACTTCATGGTATATTATAAATAAGAAGTCAATATGACTTCAAGAAAGGAGAAATGCTACTAATGAGTATTAAAACATTTACGTTAAGACTGACAGAAGAACAGCTTGATTTTGTCGGTGAGAAAGCAAAAGAAATGGGGGTGAGTAAAAACGATTATATTCGCAGATTAATTGATGGAGATATTCGTGCAGACAAAGAGGATAAAATCTTACAGGAAATTATCGAAATCAAGAATATGTTAAAAGCAAACAAATAAAAAAGGATTCCCGCACCCTGGAAAAGTCGGAACCCTTTAAGCACTCAACACACCGAAGTGGTTGATATTGTTATTATATCTCCCTTCGGTGTAATTGTAAACACCGAAAGGAGATTTTTTATGGCAGATTTGAAGATTATTGAAAATGAATTAGTTCCTGTGTATGAAACCGAAAAAGGAATTAAAGTTGTGTACGGAAAAGACTTGCATAAAAGTTTAGCAGTCAAGACCGATTTTTCCACATGGGTAAAGAGAAGATTATCAGAGTGTGATGCCGAGGAAAAAGAAGATTTTGACCTGCTCCCCAAAATTGAGGAGCAGGTAACAGGCAGTAAACACACGATTGAATACCTCATCAAACTTGACACTGCCAAAGAAATGGCAATGCTTGAACGCAACGACAAAGGAAAACAGGTTCGCAAGTATTTCATCCAAGTGGAAGAGAAATACAAGCAGACAGCAATCAACATTAATCAATTGTCCCCGGAACTGCAAATGTTTAATCAGATTTTTCAACAGGTAGCCAAGACTGAACTGGAACAGAAGAAACTTGCGGAACGTGCCGACCAACAAGAGAAGAACATGAAAACCATCATTGATACCTTTAAAGGAACGGATTCTGATGTTGGCACAGAGAAGTGGGTAAACAGATGTATTTCAAAGATTGCCGAGAGTGACGATTTCTCTTACTCATTCGGAAATAAATACGCCGCCGCCAGAAACGAAAGCTACCGCAGATTATCGGACAGAGCTGGTTGCCGATTGGATCAGCAACTTAGAAATGCGATTTCCAGAGCCGAGGAAAGAGGATGCACCAAGGAACAGACTAACCAGATCAACAAACTGTCCGTGATTATGCAGAATAAGCGGCTGAAAGAGATTTACGTTAGCGTGATTAAAGAAATGATGATTGCATACAGAGTAGAAATCGCATAATCAGATTTTTACAGGGATACACAGGAGGAAAATAAAATGACAAAAGCTGAATTACAGAAAACAATCGACGAACTGAACGCAGATAACAACGAGTGCTTAGTGCTTCTGGATGAGTATATGTACCGCCAGAGAATCATTGAAAATCTTATCAATTTGAAAGACCTGTCAAAATTAAAGGGAATGTATCTCTTTACCAAACAGTTAATCGGGAAAGCGTGATCGTATGGCAAACAGAATCCAGTTCAATGACTTTCAGAAAAAGAGTGTGTACGCCAAGTGCAACGGAAAATGTGCAATATGCGGTAAACCTGTCAAATTCAAGAAAATGACAATCGACCACATTACACCGCTGTCCCGGGGCGGCACCAATGATATTAAGAATCTGCAACTTGCGTGTAAGCGCTGCAACAGCATGAAGAGCAACATGACAATGGATGATATGATGGGGCAGATTTCCGAGATTTTGAAGTATAACCGCAAACAGAAATTGATTAGAATGTTGGGAGGAATTATAGAATGATACCATAATATACTGAATGATACTTTCGCCGTATGCTATAATATAAAATCATAATAAGCAATTTTTAAAGCGTTTACCTTTCGGGGTAGGCGCTTTTTTGTTGCCAAAAAAAGGAGGGCGCATTTTTGCGTTGTCCTTTTTCCACAGCCTAAAAAATAGTAGCGTAAGAAAGGTGGAAAAGTATGTACGAATTGGTTGAGCTGAGAAATGATGAGGTTTTTACAAATAGCAAAGTAATTGCAGAAGGAACTGGAAATAAGCATTCAGCTGTGCAGGCGATTATTTCTAAGTATTCTAATGATATTGAAGAATTTGGAGCACTCCGATTTGAAATTAGAGTGCTAAAACATGAACATTATAGGGGCGCAACACATGAAAAAATATATTTTCTCAATGAAGAACAAGCTACTTTTATAATTACTCTTTTAAGAAATTCAAAAGTTGTTGTTAAATTTAAAAAAGAGCTGGTTAGGCAATTCTACTCCATGAGAAAGTTTTTATTGGAAAAACAATCTAAGCAATGGAATACTACCAGGATAGATAATAAAACAAATAGATTGAAAGAAACGGATGTAATTAAGCTATTGGTTAGTTATGCAAGAGAACAAGGAAGCAAAAATTCAGATAAACTATATTTGGTTTATACGAGATTAGCTAAAAGCATTATAGGCGGAAAACGAGATGAATTGTCAGTTTTTGATTTAAATAATTTAACACTGATTGAAAGCATTATTCTACAAACTATTAGAATTGATATGTCAATGGGAATGCACTATAAAGAAATTTACAAAGATTGCAAACAGAGGATTGAACGATTTGCAGAAATCACATATCTAACTGAAAATAAAAAGTTAATTATTTAGGTAGGTGAATATATGGCAGAAGTATTTTTAAAAGTGGATGGGGTAGCAATGCCCTGTCCTTCTTCTTTTACATGGGGATTACAGGATATATCGGCGTCAGAATCCGGCAGAACAGACGATACGACCATGCACAAAAACAGAGTTGGACAGAAACGAAAGCTGTCTGTAGGTTGGAATGGCCCAGACTGGGACACTGCTTGCAAAATTATACAGGCAGTAAATCCAGAGTACATACAGGTCACATATCCAGACTTGCTATCTGCAAACAAGCACGAAACCAGAACATTTTATGTTGGTGACAGGGAATCCCCTTTTAAGTGTTGGTGGATAGGCAATGAGCGCATGGAAGGACTTAGTTTTGATTTTATCGAGAGGTAAGATATGCGAAATTTATCAACGGAATTTAAAGAACAACAGAATAGTGGGAACCGTAACTATCTGAAATATGCAGATTTTACCTTTACAGACGGAAGCACATTATCCATTACCGACAAAGATTTATGGTCTAATGGTTTTAAGTTTGAGGATGCAGTATCGCAAAGCGGTTCTTTTGATATCGGCGCAGCTATCGTAAATAAACTGACATTGCAGATCAACAACTTTTCTGGCAAGTACACAGATTACATCTGGGATGGAGCGAGAGTTGTTTGCCATATCGGGCTTGAATTATCCACTGGTATTGAGAAAATTCGCATCTGTACCATGACAGTAACAGATGCACCATATCAGAATACAGCTATAATCAGTTTGGCTTGCGAAGATTCCATGCGATTATTTGATCGTGATTATTCAGAAAGTAAGCTGTCCTATCCGGCAACTAGATTACAGATCATCCAGGATGCTTGCGAGGTCTGCGGTGTAACACTGCAATCAACCAGATTTGATAACGATGATTTCATAATCCAGAATCGACCAAACGATAACAGTATTACTTTCCGGCAAGTTATCGCATGGGTGGCACAAATGGGTTGCCAGTGGGCGAAAACAGATGCATACGGAAGATTGTGTATCGGATGGTATGAAAAAGAATCTAATATTCCAGCTAATATTACCTCCAAAGATACAAGTGGATTTACCCCTTGGTTATACGATCTTGAAATAACAGGAGTAAAAGTAACGGAGTATTCAAGCAATTCATCTGAAAGTAACGCTAAAACATATCAATCAGGGGATGAGGGGTACATCATAGATATTAGCGAAAATAAGCTAATACAACCGGGGACTGGACAAACGATTTGCTCAATAATTGCTGAAAGATGTGTTGGATTAAAATTTCGTCCTTTTACAACCAGCGCGCTAACCGATATTGCTTTGGAAGCAGGGGATGCTATTACAATCACTGATAGGAATGGGGAAGAACATAAGAGTTATTTAACTTCTCTTACATTGAACCCGGGAACTTTTGAACAATTAGAATGCAGTGCGAAGAGTGTTTCAAGAAACAAACAGAAGCAATATACCCTTAATCAACAGGCACAATCTGAATATAGAAAAAGCTTAAGAGATGAGCGTACTTCTAGGGAAAAAGCGCTGGAAGAATTATCACAACGCCTTGCGGAATCTTCTGGAACATACACGACAGTGGAAACACAGCCGGACGGAAGCAATATCTATTATCTTCACAACAAACCACAGCTATCCGATTCTGACATTGTATGGAAAATGACCGCAGAAGCATGGGCGGTATCTACAGATGGTGGACAACATTGGAATGGCGGTATGACGGTTGATGGTGATGTGATTGCCAGAATCCTTACGGCTACAGGTGTTAATGCTGACTGGATTAAGACGGGAGCCTTGGTGGTTCGTGATAATAGCGGAAATATTATATTTTCTGCCGATATAACTAAACATCAATTAATAATGGATGGATCCTCAATTAGGATTGGTGCATCTCCTTTGGATGGACTGTTAAACAGTATGCAGGGGCAGATCGATGGGAATATAAATACCTGGACAGGAACATCAGTACCTACATTGAGCAATTATCCGGCCAATGAATGGCTGGACGATACCGAAATGAGCAAGCATGTCGGTGACATTTACTACGATGGCGATAGCCACGCATACCGCTTTGTAAATGAAGGCAATGGATATTATTGGAAACAGCTGAAAGATACGGACGTTACAAAGGCACTGAAAGATTCTGAGGACGCATTGTCGGCAGCGAAACAGGCACAGGAAGCGGCAGCTCTCGCCAAAAACATGACATTGCAACTGAGCAATGAATACCAGGGCGTTTCTGTTGATTCTGATGGAAATTACGGCACATTTCCAAGCGATGTGATTACACATGCTGTAGTAATGTACGGGACACAAGATATTACAGATGATTGTAATTTTATAATCACAAAATCAGATAGTATAACAGGAATCTGGAACAATTCAGCAAAGACATATACGGTAACGGGGCTGTCAGCCGATGATGGTTGGGTAGATGTTAGGGCAACTTATCTTAGTGCTTTGACGGTGACCAAAAGATTTTCCATTTCAAAAATTTATGCGGGAAACGATGGAAAGAACGGTCTTCCGGGAGAACCTGGACGAGATGGAAAAACAAGTTACACCCATATTGCTTATGCCAATAGCGCAGATGGTAAAACCGATTTTTCGGTGTCTGATAGTAACCGGGAATATATCGGTATATATGTTGATTTTGAACTACAAGATAGCACTAACCCGGATGATTATGCATGGACGCTTGTAAAAGGTGCAGATGGGGCAAATGGATCTCCAGGAAAACCTGGAACAGACGGAAGAACACCATATTTCCATGTAGCTTACGCAAACAGCGCGGATGGTAAGATGGGCTTTGATGTATCTGATAGCACTGGAAAAGAATACATCGGGCAGTATACAGATTATACGGAAGCCGATAGCACTAACCCCGGTGCCTATTCATGGACAAAGATTAAGGGAGAACAAGGAGTTCCGGGTAGAACATATTTTCTTGAAAGCCCATCATATGTTATTAAGCAACGCGCGAATGGCAGTGTAGCCCCGAGCTATATTACTTTGAGTGCTTGGTATCGCGATGGAAACGCGGAAACACGAACAGCATATAAAGGTCGTTTTAAAATCGAAGAATCCGTAGATGGGGAAAATTGGAAAACGGTATATTCTTCTGCGAAAGACGAAACAAGCGTTTCACATAATTTATATACGGTATTATCAACTAAAGCGGGAGGAATTATAACAACGGCTTCTGGAAGGTCAATTGGAATTCCAAGAGATGTAAGTGCCATAAAATGTACCTTATACGCGGCGGGTGGATTTTCACAACCATTAGATTCCCAAAGTATGGCGGTTGTAATTGATGTAGATGCACTTACACATGAAGAAATATTTAACCTCTTAACCAATGATGGCGCAATTAAAGGAATTTATAAAGAGGGAAATCAGCTATATATTTCGTTCACTTACGCCAAGGGTGGCACATTAAAGCTTGGCGGTAAAAATAATGGGTATGGGATATTAGAGGTACTGAACCGCCGTGAAACTGGATGGGCTAGTAAGCTTGATCCTGACGGATTAACCATATTTAAAGATTATGTAAATGAAAATAACTATAAATGCCTTATTTTTGATTCAAGCGGAATTAAGTACGGAGTAACCGATTCAGCAGGATTACTGAATCTAGAAATGCCTCTTTTGGTTAACGATAATGGCACAATGGCCATTTTAACAAGTGATATTTATGGTTATTCTGATGATGGAAAAACAGCTTTTCAGTTTTTTAGTGGCAAAACAGTAAACTCAGGTTACATGATAGTAAATGTTAAATCAGACTTTTATGATTCTGCTAATTTTCATAAGTCCGTTACGATGAGTGGTCTGCCGTGGAACTCTAGTGCAAGTGCAGCTGTTGTTTTTGCATCTGATATGAAAACTCTTAATGCGGCTGCTGCATCTTCGATTCGTTACAAATCAATAGGAAACGGAAAAAACATAAAAGAAGATGAACTGGAAGACCTCTACAGAATCAAGGTAATCTGGGCGAAGTACAAAGACGGATATTTATCCGAACAAGATGAACGCTATGGCAAAGAAATGCCGATGTTCATAGCTGAGGACATTGACCGCAGATTTCCATTAGCCGTTGACCATAATGAAAAAGGCAAAGCTGAAAACTGGAATTACCGTATTATAATCCCCTGCATGTTTGCCATGCTGAAAAATGACCATGAGAAAATCCTGGCTCTCCAAGCGGACAACCAGGAACTGCATTCAAAACTGGATGCTTTGTCAACAGAAGTACAGGAATTAAAAGAACTTATCAACAATATTTCACGAAAGGAATGAGAATATGAGTGTAAAAACAGTACAAGCTACAGTAAATGGACAGACCGTAAGTCTAACCTATAACAGTTCTACTGGACGATATGATGGAACGATTACAGCCCCTAGTAAATCCAGCTATAATCAATCGGGACATTATTATGGGGTAACAATCAGAGCTACGGATGATGCTGGAAACGCAGAAACAGCAGATGCTAGTCATTCAACGTTAGGAAGTTCATTACAGTTAAAGGTAAGAGAAAAAGTTGCGCCGATTTCAACAATAACATACCCGACAGCCAGCGCACTGATTACAAATAACAAACCAAGCATTGTCTGGACAATAACCGATGATGATTCTGGTGTGGATCCTTCCACCATTGGTATCACCATTGATTCTGGAAGCGAGATCACAGGGGATAGTATTTCTAAGACTGCAATTTCCGGCGGCTATAAATGTACTTATACTCCTGGTACTGCCCTGTCAGACGGGAGCCATACAATTACTGTAAATGCGTCTGACTATGATGGAAATGCGGCAGCACAGAAGAGCGTTTCATTCAAAATTGATACCGTACCGCCGACACTTTCCGTTACATCACCGACAGATGGTCTTGTTACCAACCAGGCTTCCTGTACTGTTCGTGGTACAACAAACGATGCAACATCCAGCCCAGTATCTGTTACTGTCAAACTGAATAGTGGTAGCGCAGAGGCGGCAACCGTTGCTTCTGATGGCTCCTGGTCTAAGGTAATTACTCTTACTGAGGGTACCAATACCATCACCGTAGTGGCTACTGATAGTGCCGGAAAGAGTACCACTGTAACCAGAACTGTGAAACTGGACACTAAGGCTCCTGTCATCAAGTCCGTAACATTAACACCGAACCCGGTTGATACTGAAAAAACCGTTGTAATCTCTGTAGAGGTTACCGACTGATAAAGGTGGTGGAAACATGGTAGTAGCATTAAGGGGTACTATCAATGGAAACATTATCTCATTCGCAAGGGCACAAGGGGATAGATGGGAAGCCATCATCCCCAAAAGCCTTAACGGCGCTTATGTAGTTGACATGTCCGCTGTTGATGAAGCTGGAAATACCGCATATATAGCAAGATACATTATTACCATAGATATATCTTCTATGTGTGTTCACATTGAGCCGTGTCCGTATTATGAAGAGTTATTAGAGCCACAGTATCGGGCGGTTTTAGAAAAATCCGAGTATTATGTAGAGTTAATAGGAGGTTGCAACTGTGAATGTGGATTTTGAATTCGGAGAAAAGAAACATATAAAACTAAGAATATGCTCCTGCAAAGGTACCGATTTTCTAATCGAAAGAGCTTCCTATGAGTTGCTTTACAAAGGAACACAAGAAGTTGAAGATAGTGGCATTGCGGTAATACAAGGACATATTCTTGATGTGGTTATACAGCCGCAGAAAAAAGGTAGATATAAACTTAGAGTGATGTATGAAATCCTGGACGAGAAGTTGATTGCAGAAGTAGGAGTGATGGTGAAGTGATATGGCGAATATTTTAATCAGCGATGTAAAAATGACACCGAACCCGGTCACCGCCAGAGCAAGCTTCGTCCTGTCCGTGAAGATCATCGACAAAGTATACGCACTGGCCACAAAGGACGGCAAGTGCCTGATGACAAAGAATAATAAAGTAATTGAAAAAATTCCAAGAAAGGATTGATGAAAAATGTCTGAATCTATACCAAGTACACTAATATCAGCTCTCCCAGCAGCTACCAAAGTATCTGATACGGATATCGTGGTATTGGAGAATGGCTCTACAACCCAGAAGATCACTATAGCGCAGCTGAAAGAGGCGCTAGGGATTAATGCACTAAACACGAATATGGCTGGAATCATTTGTACAATAGCTGATGTAACTGGCAATGGTAATAACTATTTTTATATTAATAAAAAAAGTGGTATGTGCTTAGCTGCATTAATATCTATGTCAGATGCTTATGTGTATACAACCGGAATATCATGTGATAATGCAAGTAGCTTATACACTATTCGAGTTTCAAAAGCATTGACATCTGGAACAGTATACAGTTTTATAATGCTTTGGGTTAAAATTGGTTTGAATGCTTAACTTCCAGAGCTAATTTCCAAAAGCAACAGCAGTAACACTTATAAATCCGCTATATGGAGTTCCGTCTGAATTATAAACGGAAGTATAAGATTTTTTTCCATCACAATAATAGCCAGTAATGATACAACTTTGGGGTACCGTTTTATGCCCAATCAGTATATAACTTAATGAATTTAGGCCAAAATCCGAAGGTTGTGTTTCAAGATAGCCGTTGTTAACATAAACTTTATCAAAATATTTTATGACTATTTTGCATGGAATCTTCGTGTTTTGCGACCTTCTTTCCCCTAAATGCTACAATAGAGCCAAAGGAGGAAAGAAGGTTATGGATATACGAAATACGATAATCAACAATGTATTGCTGGCGGTGCAATCCCTATTAGATGACCAACAGCTCCAGGCAGTACAGGATGCACTCTGCATTCAGCTGAACAGCTACGAAGTCCAGGAGAGAAGTACGGAGCTGACGGTAGTGGACAACACTCCAGACACTATGCTGGCGAAATACATAGCTACCAAGAGAGTAGAAGGAAAGGCAGAATCCACAATTCGGCGTTACTACGATGCGTGTTACATGATGATACACACTCTATGTAAGCCACTGCATGAGATTACTACCTACGATCTCAGATACTACCTGGCCGCATACAAGGAGCGCCGGAAGGTAAGCAATCGTACCTTGGACGGAATCCGCCGATGTTTCAGTAGTTTCTTTTCCTGGCTCTCTGCCGAGGGTATGATCGGAAGAAACCCATGTGCAGCACTGTCCCAGATTAAGTACACGAAGGTAGTGAAAAAGCCCTATACCGCACCAGAAATGGAGCGACTAAAACAGGCCTGTACAACACTTCGGGATTTGGCACTGATAGAATTCCTTTATGCTTCTGGTTGCAGGGTATCAGAAGTGGTAAGGCTCAACAGAAACGATATAAATTTTCAGACACAGGATGCAGTAGTCCTGGGAAAAGGAAATAAAGAGAGGATGATTTACCTTACACCAGTAGCATTAATGCATCTGCAGGATTATCTGAATACACGGACAGACACGGATCCATGCCTGTTTGCTAGTGTAAGGACACCCTATAAGAGATTGTCGAAAGCAGGGATTGAAAGAACACTAAAGAAGCTTGGTGAGAGTGCTAATGTTACTAATGTACATCCTCATAGATACAGGAGGACTTTGGCCACCAACCTTCTTGATCGGGGAGCAAATATACAAGATGTGGCAGCAGTCCTGGGACATGCTGATTTGAAGACTACCCAAGTATATTGTTACATCAGTCAGAGCAATGTGAGAGCGTCATACAATAAATATTCAGCATAAAGACATAGAGAAAACCACTCCGGGGAGAGCTCCGGAGTTAAAACTATGCCCGCTGATAGAATCATTAGGAGAAAGTTTTTTGTGTTAGAAATCAGCAAAACACGAATTTAAAAATTTATAGTTCACTATCGCAACTCGGATTAAAACCGTCTGTTACATGGGATCAGTTACTTTCTACATTGCCTAATAATGCAGGTGTAAAATTTGCCGCATGGAAAGAAGATTATCCAAACTTATCAAATCCATCCAATAGTAATAAGCAAGTTATAACTATTTTTAGACCATATGCAGGTTATGTCACAATTGAGGTATGGGATATTGATAATAATATTAGATATTTTAATTCACACAATGGAAACCTATACAGTAATTGGAAAACAGTCAAATAAAATCAAACAGTAATTTAATATCAACTGGTCAGGGCACTTTTAAAGACCAATGGGTTCCAGGATTCATGGTATATGGAATGGGATTTGTAATTATTATTCCAAAACACTATAAAGCACATAAACTTAATATAACATCGGCAAAAGTGTTTAACATTAACTCATGGTACAACGCTACAGTGTCTAGTCTTGACGAATTACTCAATCATTGGAGAATTATTTTAAATGTTGATTCCAATTCTTCAATAGAAAATGGAATAACATATTTAGTATCAATTAGCGGAACGATTAGTTGAGAACCTTCCAAGCGACATTCTTGTTTTATATTGGCTGGCTTGAATATTTTTTTACACCTACAACCTTTACGCCAAGATCACCTGTATATGCTTGGTCAAGATATATTCGGATCCATTGATTTCCGCTGTCCCAGAATGCATAATATCGTATAATATTACAGACACACATTTCACCTAAATAATTTTGAACTGAAATAATTTCTATTTCATTAGATATTCTAAATGTTGTAGATGTTGAATTACCAACAAACGTTGCTGTATATGTATGTACTATAATATTACTGTATTATCACCTTAACCTAACAAATTCAATAAATGAATGTTGTGCAGAGGGATGTATTTGAATTATTCTATCTTGAAAAATTGTCATTTTAAATTTATTACCAGTAATAACGCAGCTGTAAGTAATACTTTGCCATGCATGAACCATTCTAAACCATGGATTGCTAAATTCTGCATCATCAACTTCTATTTTTAACGCAACTCCCATTGTTGAATCAAGAACTGTATCTGAAAACAGATTAATATTCACTAAATAAGTGCCATTTGGAAAAGTAAAATAATGTTTATAATCTGGTGACTCTACAAACTTCATTCCATTTATGTTATTCCAAGAAATACTTCCTGTTGATAACCCATTATAACTATTTGCTGGAGAATAAAATTCTTTATTAACATAAAATTTTGCACTTGAGCCAAGATAAGATAAATTCGTGTTTATTCGACTAATTATTTTCATTTGAGCGCCTGAAATTCAGATGTTGAAATGAAGTTAATTAATAATGCACATATATGAAAGGAGACCACACATGAATATTAACACCTCATTAATCAGCAACAACAACAGCTACGCAGGACAAACACCTCGGTATATTGTCATCCATAATACAGATAATATAGCCAAAACAGCAGACGCCAAAGCACACGCCACCGCACAGCATAATGGCAATTTTCATGGCTATTCAGCCCATGTATTCGTTGACGATAAGTCAGCATACCAAGCCTTGCCGTACAATCGTGGAGCATGGCATGTTGGGGTAGATTACGGCGGTAAACTTTTTGGAACTGTAAATAATCATAATTCCATCGGAATTGAAATGTGTATGAATGCCGGATATAACTACGAAAAAGCATACCAGAATACCGTTGATGTATGCAAGCAATTGATGAAAAAGTACAATATCCCGGCATTCCGAGTAGTGCAGCATTACGATGTGTGCGCTAAGAATTGTCCATCCGTTATCCGTAAAAATGGTGACTGGGATAGATTCAAGAAGCTCATTTCCAGTGAAACCGTGACAGCGCCAACCACAAAGCCGACTGTAAAGGTTGATAAGTATTACCGCATTCGTAAGACCTGGAAGGATTCTAAGAGCCAGATCGGGGCGTACAAGTCACTGAAAAATGCGAAGAAGGCTTGCAAAGCCGGTTACTCTGTTTTTGACTGGAATGGAAAAGCAGTGTATTCTGTAACAGCAAAGAAAAGTGTAGACAATGTTGCAAAAGAGGTAATCAACGGCGAATGGGGAAATGGACAAGATAGACGAGACCGCCTGGAATCCGCTGGCTACAATTACGCAGAAGTACAGAAAAAAGTCAATGAATTACTGAAATAATAATACTCCCGGGGTTTTCCCGGGAGCTATTTAAATGTCGTATATTCCTCAAATTCGTTTCTTATTTTTGCATAATCTTTTCTTCTGATCGGCACTGTATTTCCAGAAAACATAAGGAACGAAGTGTTTATTTCTTTTACCTCATCCATGTTTATTATGTAGCTCTGGTGACACCTCAAAAATCTGGAATCCAGTAATTCTTCAATATCGGATAGTTTACATCGTTCCGTATAAACTATACCGCAAGTGCAGTGGATAATGATGTATTTGTTTCGGCTCTCAATATATTCTATATTTTGAAACTCCACCCGATGAATAAAGTCTTTTCCTTTTATCATAAGAGTGCTTTTGCTGATATGTTCCAGAGCATGATTGAAAGCACTATACATTCTGCCGTTTTCAGAACCTTTTATGATATAGTGTACCGGGAGTATATCAAGAGCTTCAAAAACATACTCTTTGTGGGCTGTCCAGAAAATAATATTTCCATTATAGCCATTTAATCTCAATTCCTTTGCGACTTCAATTCCATTTTCTTCTTTCAAAACGATATCCAAAACCACAATATCATACCACTCGCCATCTGCCACATCATCAATAAGCGGCTGCCCTTTATCATACGGAGTAATCAATGCTTTTATATCACCATTTCGTTTGAGAAAATTATTAATCCGATGCATAAATATACCAATCTGGATTTCGTTATCATCACATATTGCAATTCTCATTCAAATCATCTCTTTTCACGTAAAATTCGCCACCAGAGGTGCTAATTTCGCCATTTCCTGTGTGATTGTATATTTTTTGATACAATGTTATTGTAATACATTAAGATGATAGTGTAAAGGGGATGGATTCATGGAGAAACATAAAAAAATCATAATTGTGTTTATACTGATATTCGTGCATGTGCTCTTGATTCAATATGTTTACTTCTGCCCGGAGCGTAGTATTATCTTTGGGAGGGGTAAAACTATCGCAATTGCAAAAACAGAGGTAAAACAGGTTGTCCATGAGCGCTATAAATCCCTAGCTGACAAGCATCCAGCCCCTTTATTTCTATCTATTATTATTACGATTTGGAAAAGCAAAAATCACAATATTTACACAAAAAAACTTATAATTCATCAAAAAATTAGAAGAAACCAGCTTCCTAGGAAAGATTTAAGCGGAAACAATTCTATCCCAGTATATGGTTATGAAAACATGATATAATTTAATAAATAAGAACATATGTTTGCAATATTGGGAGGGATTTACGTGGATTACAAGAAAGAAATTATTGAGATGCTTGAAAATATACATAGCGAAAAGTTTATGAAGTTTTTGTATAACATGATTATTTCATTTAAAAAACAATGGGGCTATTAAAAAAAGCAGGGAGATTAATCCCTGCTCTTTTTGTAAAGAAATTCAATCATGTCGAAAACACTCTTTTTATCAGTGTCACTCAGTTCAAGCAACAGCTTAACATGTTCTACAGATATTGTGTCAATCATAAGTTTTGGGATAAAATCTGTTTCGGTTTCTAAATTATCTTCCCATCCCATCAAATATGCTGGAGTAGTGCAGAGCGCATCCGCCAATGGCTTTGCATATTCTGCTGGTACCTTGTCAATATCTCCTTTTTCATATCTAAATATAGTAGATCTTGATACGCCCAACTTTTCAGCAAGTTCATCAGCGCTCATACCAAGCTGTTTTCTTCTCTTTTTTATTTGTTCGCCAGTTTTCGACATTTTGTACACCTCCTTTCTGAAATATATAATATCATTAATGTTGCGAAAATGCAACAAAAATAATTGCAAAAATGCGAATTTTTATATTGACAAATGCGACTGCAAGAGGTAATATATAATCACAAAGTCGCATTAATGCTACTAGAAAGGAGGTAACGCTTGTGGTTGTAAATATAGCAAGGCTTAAAGGTAAAATTGTTGAACATGGAAACACACAAGAAGCTGTTGCAAGCGCAATTGGTATGGATAGAAGCACTTTTTACCGCAAACTGAAAGATGGTGGAGAGAAGTTTACAATTGGTGAAATTCACGGAATTGTAAGCGCAGTTCCTTTAAGCAGGGAAGAAGCAATAGATATTTTTTTTACACAGTAGTCGCAATAATGCGACAGGAGGCATTAATGTTAATTCATTTAAAAAAAGCTCTTGATGACAAAGGAATTACAATCAGAGCGTTTGCAAAGGTTCTTAGTGTTGATGAAAGGACTATTCAAAACAAGATAAAGGGGAAAACACCTTTTACATATCCAGAAGCAGTCCTTTCTAAAAAAGAGCTTTTTCCAGAATATGATCTGGAATATCTGTTTAAAGAAGAATAGCAAAAAAACTGACAGGAGTGCTGTCCTATCAGTTTTTGCCTAAATTTGTTTACCTTATGTGTTTTGCAGACGGAACGCACTTGTTCAGTCACATAAGCAGCACCAAATGTTTCTTGAAACACTTCGCCACTTACGCAGTTTTAGTTCTGCGATTGAGTAAAAAAAGATTAGCTGCCCATTAGTTGGCGAATGTAGGAATTTTACCTATAAAAGTAAAATTGCTTAACGGTCTTTGGTAACGCAGTTTACTCTGCTTGCAACCTACAATAAGGAACAGGGCAAATTCAAAAGTTGGGTCAAAGCAAACAACTCCTTTCATTGCCCATTATCTGGGTATGAAAGAATTTTAACACATAGGAAAAATATTTTCAACACAAAATGAAATTGAAAATCAGATTAAGAAAGGAGTGATAAACACGAACCAGTTAGTACATATTGGAAATTCGGATATCTCAATAAAAGAGTATAACGGTCAGCGAGTGGTTACATTCAAAGATATTGATGCAGTTCACGGAAGACCAGACGGAACGGCAAGCAGAAATTTCAGAACAAACAGAGAGCGCTTTATTGAGAGCGAAGATTTCTTCCGAGTAAGCGCCGACGAAATTCGTCGTACCAAAATTTTTGACATTCCAGACAAGGCAACTTCTGATTATGCGCTTATTACAGAACAGGGATATCTAATGTTAGTAAAGTCTTTCACAGACGATTTAGCATGGGATGTTCAGAGACAGCTTGTGAATGGGTACTTTAAAACCAAAGAAACTGTAAAAAGGGCATTGTCACCAGAACTTCAAATGTTACAGGGGCTACTTTCGCAAATGGTAAAGAAAGAACTTGCTGACAAAGAAAGAGACCGGCAGATTTTAATTGCCAAAGAAACCGCAGATAAAGCTGTTGCAACTACAGAGAACATCAAAGAAGCGGTTAAGCCTGTATTTGATAACTGGCGTTCAGAAATTAATTCTAAATTCAATCGCATACAAAAAGGTGCTGGAGCAGAGTTTAAAATGCTTAGAACAGAAATGTACACAGAATTGGAACGCCGGGCTGGATGTGATCTGAATACAAGATTAAGAAATAAGCGAAAACGCATGGCTGAAAATGGTTGCACCAAAACAGAGATTAATTCACTAAACAAAATGGACGTCATCGATGACGATAAAAAGCTGCGAGAGATTTTCTCCAAAATCGTAACTGAATACGAAATTAAATATTGTGCGTAGAAGAAAGGAAGTGAAATAGATAATGTCAGAAAAAGAAAAAAAAATCGTAGAAAAGCTGAAAGAAGCAATTCCTAAGATGTCGGAATTTGATAAAGGCTACATTCTTGGGAAAGTGGAAAGTTTTTCTGATAACAACCTGGAACAAAAAACAGATAAAAAAGAAACTGTTGATTTAGATCAGAAAGGAGACTAATGAAAGTATCAAAAATCGAAATCCAGCAAGTAAATGGCGAATGTGGAATATTTACAGAAATCCTTGTAGATGGTCACAAACTCGAAGGAGTAAGAAGCTTTGAGCTGAAACAGGGAGTTGGAGATTCAGAACCTATTCTTTCCATTGATCTGAATGCTTTAAATTTATCCACGGACTTGCAGATGTTGCAGGTGAACCAGAAAGGTATCGGGGAAATTGAGGGAATCAAGTTTAAAGATTCACCAAGGATGCTGAAATTTCAAACAGAATAGGCTCCCATATCTCAGAGAGCCAAACAGAATTATTTTGAAGCTTTTAAAATGGAACATTGTTTCGGATTTGAACAACATCCAGTTTTGCTTGCATAATTACACTTAATTCGACCTATTGTGTAATTAGGCGTCAAATCATCCAATGATCCAGTATTAATGAGAGAAGCTTCAATGGAATAATTTTTGTTCTGCTTATCGCAGAAACCATTAAATACCAATAATCATCACCTCCACTCTTATAGTGAGTATAACACAAGAAAGGAGAGATTATAAGGAGAAGATGACAATTATCAAATTTAAAAATGGGGAAACAATCGAAATTCCGTGTGTGTTCCCGGATGATATTGTGAAACCAGACATTAGAGATAAACTGATACGTTTGGAATGGGATGACGCTGGAAAGCAATATTGTTTGAAATTTAACCCAGTAGATGTGCTCTATGTAAAAGAGATTACACCTTCCTAAAGGAGATTATATCACAGAAAGGAGACTAATGAACGAATTACAGATTTTTAATTCGCCAGAGTTCGGAGATATTCGGACAATAACTATTGATAATGAACCTTGGTTTTGCATGATTGATATATGCAAAGCATTAGAAATTTCAAATCCGAGCCAGGCAAAGACAAGGTTAAATGCAGATGGGGTCATTACAAATGAGGTCATTGATGGTATCGGGAGAAAGCAGAATGCTAACTTTGTAAATGAACCCAATATGTATAAATTGATTTTCCAGAGCAGAAAAGAATCTGCCGAAAGGTTTACAGACTGGGTGACAAGTAAAGTTCTCCCAGAAATTCGAAAGACAGGTTCCTACAGAAAACCATTGACGGTTGCCGAAAAAATTCAGATTCTTGCCCAGGGCACAGCAGATCATGAGGAAAGAATCGAAAAACTTGAAAATACAATGACAATTGACTACGGTCAGCAAAAATATCTTGGGGATCTGGTTTCGCTAGTGGTTATTGAAGCGTTGGGCGGAAAGAAATCTAATGCCTATTCAGAAATCGGAAAGAAAGTATTCGCAGAATGTAATCGAGATGTGAAATCTTATTTCGGTGTAAACGCAAGAAACAACATTCCAAAATTAAGATATGAGGAAGCTGTGAAGTACATCAAGGGATGGCAACCGTGTACAAATACAAAAATGCAGATTCGCGATTGCAATTATGATATTAATTCAGAAAGAAAATGAGGGTAAAACAGTGAAAGATATTAAAAGCTACGAATTTTATGGAGATAATCCAGAAATTTTTCATTCTCTTGTAGGTTTTGAAATTGCAGATATTTTGTTCACACATACCAAAGAAGAAAATGAGAATGTAGTTGTTGTGAAGTGTGCAAATAAGCAACATGTTGAAATTGATCTTCTCTTTAAAGAAGATGGAATATTTGTTACTGAACCATTTGCGGTGGATGAAGATCTTACAATTATTGAATAGGGGAGGTGAACAAAGAATGTTAGCAGATGATTACGTTGCTGAAAGGTTATCCGATTATGATTCCAAAATATATCAGTTATATCGCCACAAAAACGGACAGAAGGCAAGCGACCTTGTAGAAAAAGTAAAAAACGAAATTGCCGAATGCGGTCTGTCCGCCACTGAAGCGAAAGGCTTTTTAGAGTACATGAAGATTGTTATTGACGCTCAGTCACATCTTCCCATTCAGAAATAACGGAAGTTTTTATTGTTTCTGCTCCGGGAACATTGCCATCATCAATCTCATTTGCGGCATGAAGCATTGAAATTATTTTATGAGAATAAGGATGTTCCTTTCCGCAATTCGGGCACACAACCTTGTCTGTACTTATTCTTTCACTTATATAGTAATCGCAATGACAAGTACAGGAAACTTTTAATTTGAGAAACATTTTAACATACCTCCTTTCTGAACACATTATACCATTCAGATGGAGAGAATAAAAGAAAATAGGGAGGAAAAACAATGATTAAATTTGAAAACGGATTAGTTAATATTTCTGGTAAAGGGATTGATATTCTTTCAGAGTATGCAGTTATCACCCATGAAATTAAAAAGATGTTCGCAAAAAATGGTGGAGAAGAGAAAGAAATAAAAGAGCAGCTTAGACATTCATTTGAGTATGGCCTTATGAACGAGGAAGAACTTGATAAAGAAATCAAGGAAACTTCCAAACAGATAGATGCAATTATTCCGTTTATTTCGCATCTGAAAGAAATGCTTAAAAAATTTGGAGCAAAAGATAAGGAGGACTAATCATGGGAGAAACTAAGAGCACAGATTATATTCCAGAGAACGCCAATGAGGAATACGCACTTCTGGTTGGAAGGTTAAAGGCATTTGAAGCTTGGGCGAATAGCGTGAACGATTATGATTTCACAAAGAAAATGGCATTTAGAATGCTTGGGCTTGATGCAGAAAAATCAAAGGAGGAAAAGAAAGAATGAAATGCTTTAAAGGCTTTGACAAAGATTTAAAGTGTGGAGATTTCCAGTATGAAATTGGAAAAGAATACACAGAAGAAAAAGCAGACATTTGTAATTGTGGATTCCATGCTTGCGAATTTCCGATGGATGTATTCGATTATTATCCACCTTCAGATTCCAGATATTGTGAAGTTGAGCTTGAAGAGAATGGCCAGAAATCATCTGATGATAGCAAGAGAGTTGGAAAGAAAATTTCCGTAAAAGCAGAAATTGGAATTGCCGGAATTATAAAAGCTGGCGTTGAATATATAAAAGAGCAAGTTGATTGGGAAGATGATAAGGCAACCAATACCGGAGATTATTCAGCGGCAACCAATACCGGAAATAAGTCAGCGGCAACCAATACCGGATATCAGTCAGCGGCAACCAATACCGGATATCGGTCAGCGGCAACCAATACCGGATATCAGTCAGCGGCAACCAATACCGGATATCAGTCAGCGGCAACCAATACCGGAGATCGGTCAGCAGCAACCAATACCGGATATCGGTCAGCGGCAACCAATACCGGAGATCGGTCAGCAGCAACCAATACCGGAAATAAGTCAGCGGCAATTGTCGAAGGAAAAGAAAGCATTGCGTTAGCTACAGGAATTAAATCAAAAGCTAAGGGAAAAATCGGATGTTTTATTGTTCTGACTGAGTGGAAAGAAATTAATAATGAATATCATATTGTAGATATTAAATCAGCAAAAGTAGATGGAGAAAACATTAAAGAAGATACTTTCTATATGTTGAAAGACGGAAAATTTGTAGAAGTAGATTAAGTTGCCCTGGAAGGTGCGGTCACACCAACCAGGACGGTATCTAACTAAGAATGAGTTAGTTAAATACAGGATTATTATAACACAACCTCCTGTATTTGACAAACAAAAATATAACAGGAGGACTTTTTATGCAAAAAAATGGCGAAAATCAGCCACTTTCCAGTGAAATCATTGCTGATCTGGAAGAAAAGCTGATGGCAAGAAATGTAATTATCGCTATTCTGGCAACTGCACTTGTAGTAACCACATCCAGAAGAAAGTGAGGACAAAATGAAAGAGGTGGTAAAGACAATAGAAGAAATATTTGTGGGGATAGGGATGTTTACAGTAATCTTCTCAATTACATGGATGCTTACATCATTTGATGTTATTGGGGTGTTCTTCGTATCAACCGTCTTATTCTCAATAATGTTTCTTCCTATTATATTAGAAATGGAGGAAAAGTAAATGCAAAGATTAAATAAAGTAAGATTATCCGGCAGAGCTGGGGAAATAGTGTTCAGCCACGAACATTACGGAAGATACTATTACAAATTTATGCTGACAGTCATTCGCAGAAGCGGTGCAGTGGATATGTTTCCAATAGTCATAGAAGATTCCATTGTACGTGACAGCAATTACAACGGAAAAGAAATTGTGGTAACAGGAGCAATCAGAAGCATGGACACTTCTAAAAATCCAAATAAGCACCACAATGTTAATTATATCGCAGCAGACGAAGTGGAAATCCTGGAAGAACAGGTTCCGGATGGTGATATAAACGAAGTAGAGTTTATTGCCAGAAGTTGCACGAAAGAGCCATATGCAAAACTTACGCCAGTAACGCACAGGAAAGTTTCAAATCTTTTTGTGGCAATTCCAAGAGATTTTTCAGAAAGAGCCGATTTTATTCGCTGCACTTTATGGGGAAAAGGTGCTGATCTGGCGGTAGATGTTAAAAGGAATGATTACATTAAAGTGACTGGCAGGTTAATGAGCCGTGATGTTTATGTTAATGGGGAAGAAACGGAAAGTGTATATGAGATTTCCGTAAAAGAAATGGAGAAATTGGAGGATGAAGAATAATAAGAATAAAGTTCAATTATACGGTACGTTAATGGACATTCAGACAGATGTATTTTTCAAAGATGGAGATAAATTCAAAAGATTCTATGTTGGAACAAAGCGTACCAGTGGAAACGTAGATTTGCTTCCAGTGGCAATACCAGAAAGAATGGAAGAAAACTGGAAAATTGGAGAACACATCTATATTGAGGGAAAATACACTTCATACAATAAAAAGGAAAATGGAAAATCACATTTAATATTGGAAGTTAAAGCAGAAACATTATTGGGTGGAGATGGAAGCGTAGACGATGAAAATAAATTCATTCTGGAAGGTTATCTTTGCAAACCGCCTGTTTATCGAAGAACACCAAGTGGAAAAGAAATCTGTGATTTGATGATTGCGTGCAACGAATATGACTTGCGAAGAACAGATTATATCCCATGTATAGCATGGTGGAAAGAAGCCAGAGAAGCTGCTGATTTCAAGGTCGGTGATTACATAAGCATAATCGGAAGAATCCAGAGCCGGATTTATCATAAAAAATTATCTGGTGATGAAGTAGAGCTTAGAACTGCATATGAGGTATCAATAGGGAGGATAATCGAGCATGAAGGTGGAAGTGAAAAAGATTTCGTTGGAGAATTACAAGAAGTTTCCGAGTAAGTCTGTAGATTTGTTTCCGAGAACAGAGATTTCTGGCAGAAACAGAGAAGGAAAATCCACATTGCAGGACGCATATTTGGACGTTCTGACAGGTAAGATGGCGAATGGTACAGAACCTACTTCTATTCGCAGAAAAGAAAATGGTGTGGAAGTGCCAAAGGTTGATGTTGTAAGAGAACTTACACTTGTGATTGATGGGAAAGAAAAAGTGATCCGCAAAATCACAAAGCAGAAGTGGAGAAAACCGAGAGGACAGTCAGAAGAGGTATTCGATGGAAATGAAACTTCTTATGAAATTGACGGATTCCCGGCTAAATCAAAGGATTATACCGAGTTCATCCAGTCAATAGCAGAACCTTCAACGCTTCTGATGTGCAGTAATCCAAAACCATTTCTGGACACATTGCAGAAGTCAACAGCGGAATCCAGAAAGGTACTGGAAAAAATGTCTGGTTTCGATATTGCTCAGTTTATGGAAGAGAATCCACAGTACGCTCATGTGGAAGAAATCACAAAGGGGCATTCCGTAGAGGATACCTTGAAGAAGCTCCGAAAGGAACTGAATGCACAGAAGAAAAAGGTAGATGCCAAAAACACGGAGATTGCATATGAAACCAATCGAAGCGTTGAAGAAGAAGATACTTCTTCCCTAGAATCCAAAAAACAGGAGCTTAATGCGGAGCTTTCCAAACTGGAAGAACAGGAACAGATTCTTGAAGATTCAGCAAAAGGTTATGATGGCCTTACATATGAAATACGTGGTTTGAAATCTTCCAAGGATGGACTTGTTAGCAAGGCGAATGAATGGTTAAGAGCGAGACAAAAATTCATTTCTGATACAGTTTCCAAACTTAGGTTAAAAAATTCAGAAAAGGAATCAAGCATTCGTATTATTGGAATGGAACTAGACAACCACATAAGGGAAGCAAAACAGGAAAAAGCTGACTTGGATAGAGCCAGACAGGACTATCCGAGAATCAAGGAAATGGAGTGGGATGATTCTGGACTGAAAGCTATTGAAGCCGAAACATTCAATGATTCTGATACTATTTGCCCGACCTGCGGGCAGGAACTTCCAGAAGAACAGATTTCCGAATTGAGAGCTTCCTTTGAAGAAAAGAAGAAAGCCAGAATTGAAGCACAGTTGAAAGTAAAAGAATCCTTTGAATCGGAGAAGCAGAACAATCTTAAATATGTCTGCGACCTTGGAAATACTTCCGCTGCAAAATTAAAGAAAACTAACGATGAAATCAACAAATTACAGTCAAAAATCAATGTGGCACAGGAAGAAGTTGCTGAACTTACTAAGCAGATTGAGGAAGAACAGTCCAAATTTACGGAGCTTCCAGAATCTGTAGATATGTCAAATGACGAAGAATATCTTGCGGTTACAGCGAGAATTGCAGAACTTGAAGAGAAACTGAAATCATTTGATGATGTTCCTGGAAAGAAACAGGAATTAAGAATGCAGATCAGCAATGTTATGAAACAGATTTCCAATGTGGATGCAGACATTAAGATTGCACAGGCAGCAGTCACGGAGAAAGAAAAGCGAGTAGCCGAACTGAATGAAGAACTGAAAAGCCTTGGACAGGTTCAAGCTGATATTGAAAAGAACATTGACACCGTTCTTAACTTCTCAATTCAGAAGAATAAGGCACTGGCTGAGAAAATCAATCCATACTTTAAGCATTTCCAGTTCAGTTTTCTTGATTACACGATTGATGGAAATCCAGTGGAAACTTGCAAGATGATCTGTAATGGAGTGAATTACTTTGATGGTTTGAATTATTCTGACAAAATCTTGTGTGACATTGATTTGCTTAGAGGTTTACAGGCTTTGAACGGTTTGAATTTGCCGATTTTTGTTGACAATTCAGAGTCAATTAACACAACCAGGCTTCCTAACACCGAACAGCAAATGATTGTCCTAAGAGTGACGGATGAGGATTTGGAAGTAAAAAGGTGTGATTAAATGTCAAACGCAGGAATTTAATTGGGAAAAAGAGAATGACGTATCAACTTTAAAACGTGCTGGAGAAGTTCAAGCAAATATATAAAGAAGGAGAATGCGAAAATGGCAGTTCAAAGAAACCCTTGTAGATACTGCGCAAGTTCTTATTATGATAAACGAACTAAACATAGGATTCCGGCATTGAAAGCAGAATGCAGTAGTTGTGAATGGAGAAAAGAACATAAACAGTATTTGCAGTCTAAAAGACAGTTTATTCCAGGTGAACCAATTACCGACTTGAATACATTATCTGAGCAAGAATGGGTACTATGGTATGGTTGCACCAAACACATTGAAGTTATAAAAAGCATGACTTTAAGAACAGTATTAATGTTCCTTAAAAAAGGAGCATTTTGCAAAGCAATAAAGAGAGAAAAGGAGAATTGATATGGCAGAAACAACACAGGTAGCAAACCAGGAACCGCAGACATTTAGCGTAGCTCTTACTGAAAAGCTAAATTCAGTAGCAGAAGCACTTCCAAAAGATTTTAACAAGGCAAGATTCGTACAGAATGCACTTGCTCTGGTAAATGATAATCCACAGTTGCAGAAATATAGCAAAGCACAGTTGATGTCTGGACTGATGAAGGGCGCTTATTTGGGCTTGGATTTTTATTCAAAAGAGTGTTACTTGGTTCCATATGGAAATCAGCTTAATTACCAAACGGACTACAGAGGGGCGAAGAAGCTGGCAAAGAAATATTCTATTCGCCCGATAAAGGATATTTATGCAAAACTGGTTCGTGAGGGTGATGATTTCGAAGAATCTATCGAAAATGGCGAACAGACATTCAGCTTCAAACCAAAAGCTTTTAATGACGGAAAAATCATTGGAGCATTCGCAGTTGTTCTTTATAAAGATGGTGGCATGGCTTACGATACTATGACTTTGGCAGACCTTGAAAACACGAGAAAATCCAGTAAGGCTTCAAATAGTCCAGCTTGGAAAAACTTTACTGGTGAAATGTACAAAAAGACTGTATTACATAGACTGTGCAAGCACATTGAACTGGATTTTGAGAATCCAACACAGCAGAATGCTTTTTATGCTGGCGTAGAAATTGAAACTGATCCAGAAAAAGCAGTTCAGAATGAAATTGATGAGTGCGCAAATAGTGAGGAATTTGTCGTTGAATCAGATGGATATTCCGAAGAACCAGTCCCGGCAGCAGAGCCAGTGGAAACAGAAATTCCGTCATTTATGAGCCAGGAGGAAATGTAGAATGAAAAAGAAATTGATTATTGTGGCAGCAGTAACAGCTTGTGTATCAATCACAGGCTGTACCGCAAGCTTTGACAGGGAAGTAAAATCTTTTTCAAGTAATTGGAACGGTGGTCTGAACCGTACCGTAACTGTTTACGATTACAATGGCGGTAAAATCAAGTCCTGGTCTGGGAAGTTCGATGTTTCCGAATCTGAAAATGAAGTTTATTTTGACGATTCGGACGGAAAGCGAGTTATTATCCACGGCGGTATTGTTGTGAATGAAGAAAACTGATTTAAAGGAATATTTAGAAATAGAGGTGATAATAAATGTTCATGCGAGTAGTAAACACAGGAAGCACCCACGGAAACTGCTATGTTCTGAAATCGAACAGCGGAGAAATGCTTCTTCTGGACTGCGGATGCAGATACAAAGACATTCTGAAAGCTATTGATTACAGAACAAGTGATGTTTCTGGCGTGCTTCTTACCCATGAACACGGTTGAGTGATCACCGTGAATCATTTAAAAATCTGATGAATTTAGGTATTCAGATTTACACCAATGATGAAACTGTGGAACATCTGCAAATCATCACTGGCGAATTGATGAAGGGCGTTCCAGAGAAAAGACCGTTTCGGGTTGGTTCGTTTACAGTAATACCGTTCTATTTGCCACATACTACAAGGGACAAGGATACAGGGCAACTTATTCAATGTTTCAATTATGGGTATATCGTGGAACATGAAGAGATGGGAAAGCTGCTGTACATGACAGACTTTGAGTTTTGCCGATACAATTTCAAAGCAATGCGACTGAATCACTTGGTTATTGAGTGCAACTATTGTAAAGAATTGGTTGACAAAACAGCTGAAAATTACACGCACAGGCTTAAAGGGCATTGTTCCTTAGATACTTGCAAAATCCTAGTAAAAACAAACCATACGGCAGAATTACGGACGGTAACATTGGTTCATTTGAGTAATGAAGCAGCTGACCCGGAACAGATTTTGAAGGAGATAAAAGAAGCGGTGGTTTGGGATGATGCCCTGGTGCAGATTGCCAGACCGGGGCTAGAAGTTAATTTGGACTTATGTCCGTTTTGAAAGGAGAAATAGATGGTATCAATTGAATTAAAAGATTGGAAAGAAGTAACAAAAGGAATTTATGTAAATCCAATTTCTGCAAATGCAGCTTATGAAATTCATATTAAATACTGGGACATGAAAACAGATATTCTTTCTGCAAATGCCGAACTTTATATAGTGAGAGATTGGCATGAAAAAGACGGAAGAAACATCAGAGAAAGAGAAATACTGCTTGATTATGCATCTGTTATGGATTGTATTTGGAAAGCAGTTGAAGATGATAAGGAAAACAATTCGACTGAATAATTGAAAGGAGAAAATTAATGCCAAAAAAATTTAGAAACTATGTAATTAAAGGACAGGAGCATGTAGACCGTAAAGCAGGAAAAACAATTCCTTCAACTAGTGCATGGCGCTCAGTAAGAGATATGCTTCCAGAAGCTCCAACTGATGATACCGCATGTTTGTATTATGTAAAGCTGAAAAACTCTGAAAGAATCATCATGCTTGCATATACTGGAAATGGCGAATGGACTGACACAGAAGGAAAAGAATACAAAGGTATAGAGACATGGCTTGAATATATGCCAAAAGAACATCAAATAGTCGAAAGAAAGGCTTTCTTAAATGAAGATATTTTGAAAGCTATTGTTTCTGATTATATGGAAAAAACTGAAGGAGTTACGGTTAATACAAATAATGTATTTTTTAAAGTAGGAAGAAGATCTGTCGGCTATGGAATTAGTGAACATGAGGAATTGGTATTTATTGGATGTGATGTGATAGATATAGGGGAGGAAAATTGAAAATGAGCGTATTCAGCGTACCAGTAACGATTGGTGTCAATGAGGAAGAAATTGCAAAGGAAATCCGTAAAAATGTTGAGGACAAGGTAGTTGAAAAAATTACCAAAGAAATCAAAGGAGTTATTTATAAAAAAGAGTTATATGGTAGTAGAGAAACCAATGAGCCGTTGTGTAGGATGATACATTCTCATATTTCCGAGATACTAGAAGAGAATAAAAACGTGATCGTACAGGAAGCGGCAAAAGCCTTGGCAGATAAGATGATTAAAACCAAGGCTGTGAAAGAAGCAATAAAAGAAACTATTGAGAAAGTCAAGGAGGATTAATCAATGAAAATCTTCTTAAAAACACTTGACAAACTGAAAAAGCCAGAACCTTCCGAACAAGAATGTAAGTACGATAAAGGATGGAATGATGCAATCGAGAAAGTTGAAGAACTGATTTGTTCCTACAGTCCTGCGGATATGTGGATTCCAACAGAAGTGAAGTTACCGCCAGAGCCAGATGTGAGAGAAAGCCCAGAAGATAAGATAAAATACAACGTTACCATAAAAGACGCCGAGTTACCAACAACCCTTACATATTTAGGCGGTGGAAGATGGGGCATGGTAGAAGAACACGGAATTGCATATTACCCAGTCATTGCATGGCAACCAATGCCACCAGTATACAAACCAGGGAGGTAACACCATTGGAAATAACAATCGGAATCGGCACAGATGAAATTAAAGAAATCATCATGGAGCATATCAAAACAAAAGGATTCAACGTAACAGAAGATGATATTTCCTTTGTTATCGGGAAAGAAGAAACTGTAACAGGAAATACAAAGAAAATCAAACACGCACTTATTAGATGCGACATTCAGATTGAGAGGTGATAAATTGTGAATATTGTTATTCTTTCTGGAAGATTAACTGCTGATCCAGATATCAGAATGGGAACGAATGATACCAAAATCGCAAGATATATTTTGGCTGTCGAGAGAAGAGTGAAAAAGAATACAGAAAGAAAATCTGATTTTATCACTTGCGTATGTCTTGGAAAAAATGCAGAATTCGCAGAGAAATATCTTAAAAAAGGCACGAAAGTAAATGTGCGTGGTGAATGGCAGACTGGAAACTATACGAACAAAAATGGTGAAAAAGTTTACTCAAATGATTGCCTTGTTGCAGAACATGAATTTGCAGAAAGAAAGAGCCAGTCACCACAGACACAGGAAACAGACACACGACCAGTACCGCCGCCAGAACCTAGTTTCATGGATGTGCCAGATTTAGGCGGTATGGAAGATGAATTTCCGTTTAGTTAAGGAGGGGTGATAAATAAATGGAACCAGTTTTAGAAACTAAATTCGAGTATAAAGGTTACCAATGTGTAGTCCTGTTCATGCCTAGAGCATACAGGTGCGGATACGTTGGAATACCTAACAGCCATAAGCTGGCAAAGAAAAGCGTTTATGATTTAGGTTATCTTGACTGCCATGGTGGAGTTACTTATTCAGAACCATATCTGCATGGTTGTGATGATAAAAATACATGGTGGATTGGTTTTGACTGCGCTCATTGTTTCGATGGTTATGATATTGAGACAGCAGAACAGTATTTCGGGGAAGAACCAGGCTTCAAAAAAAAGCTTAAAATAATGGGAGATTGCTGGCGAGAATTAAATAAAGATCCAGATTGCAAAATTCGTTCACTTGCCTATGTTAAAGATGAATGTAAGAAACTCATTGACCAGATTGGAAAGGAGTGATGCCTGGTGGATTATAGTAGAGTTTTCACTATGAAGCGAGAACGAGAGAATCGAATAAAAAGGATATGTCCAAGCATTCCATATTCTAGTGGTATATACGTGTTTTACCGAACTGACGAAGCCGGAATAAACCGAGCGTATTGTGGACAGGCAGTCAACCTTTGCGAGAGATGTGCGAGCCATTTAGGGGAATACGATCACATAGCATTAAGCCTTAAAAAGCATAAGTTTTACAGTGAAAGTAATCCTACTGGTTGGAAACTTTCATATAGAACATGTAGAAAGGATGAACTTGACCAGAAAGAAATTGAAACAATCAAGGCTTTTGCAGATAAAGGCTTCCAGATGTACAACGTTACAGCTGGTGGCCAGTCAGCTGGAAAGCAAGTAACAGGGCAATATAAACCGCCCAAGACATACAGACAGGGAATTCAACAAGGCAAAATAACCCTTGCGCGAGAATTAAAACACATCATTGATATTCACTTAAATGTATCAATCAGACCAGAAAAAGCAAATAACAAAGTATCTATTAAGGCGTTGGAAAAATTCAACGACTTACTCAATGAAGAAAATTATCACTGATTCTAACACACCAGTAGTTCTACTGGCTAAATTCCAAAGATAAAAAATAAAAAAATGAAAGGAGCTTGCCTTCAGCTGACGTAAGGGTGCACCGGGCTTCTTTTAAAAATGAATTATGAAGATTTTTTAAAGAGCAAACGATTTGTTCTTGAAAGCAGTGGGTTTGATATTGATAAATCGGAATTAAATCCAATGTTGTATGAATTTCAAAAAGACATTGTGAGATGGGCTTTAAAGAAAGGAAAAGCCTGCATATTTGCTGATTGCGGTTTAGGAAAAACACCAATGCAACTTTCGTGGGCACATCAAGTTTGCACACACGCTGGTGGAATGGTTCTTATTCTTGCACCGTTGGCTGTGGCGGATCAAACGAAGCGTGAAGCTGAAAAATTTGGTTATACTGCAAAAGTTGTGGAAAGCCAATCTGAATGTATCAGCGGTATTAATATTACCAATTATGAAAAAATGGATAAATTTGTTGCAAATGAATTTGTGGGAGTTGTACTTGACGAAAGTAGTATTCTTAAATCTTATTCTGGAAAAGTCAGAACAGCAATTATTCAGAATTTTCATTCAGTTCCTTATAAGTTGGCTTGTACTGCAACACCAGCCCCCAATGACTATATGGAAATAGGAAATCACAGCGAATTTTGCGGCGTTATGACACGGTCGGAAATGTTATCAATGTTCTTTGTACATGACGGTGGACAAACATCTAAATGGAGATTAAAGGGGCATGCAACAGATGTATTCTGGCAATGGCTGGCAACATTCAGTGTATTTGTAGATAACCCAGCAAATATCGGGTATCAAGTATCTGGCTACGATCTTCCGAAACTTAACATTAACGAAATTATTGTAGACGGAAATGAGCCGATAAAAGAATCATTAACACTTACAGAACGAAGAGAAGCCAGAAAGGAAAGTCTTGAACTTAGATGTAAAAAAGCTGCGAAACTTGTAAATAGTTCAAATGAGAAATGGCTTGTATGGTGTGATTTAAATGACGAATCAGCAAGATTAAGCGAACTGATATCTGAATCCGTGGAAGTAAAAGGCTCTGATAAATCAGAATATAAAAGCAACTCTATGTTGGCGTTTTCTGATGGAACGGTCAAATGCCTTATCACAAAGCCCAAAATTGCAGGGTTCGGCATGAACTGGCAGAATTGCCACAATATGATATTTACTGGACTTTCAGATAGCTATGAGCAGTATTACCAAGCAGTCAGACGGTGTTGGCGGTTCGGGCAAGAGAAGCCTGTGAATGTTTACATTATTATTTCCGCGAAGGAAGGCTGCGTAAAGGAAAATATTGAAAGGAAGCAATGTGATTTCCAGAAAATGCAGTCTGAAATGACAGAATTAACAAAGGAAATAACAAAAAAAGAGCTTAAAAGCACTTGCCGTATAAGTACGCCTTATGAGCCAACAAAAGAAATGAAATTGCCAGATTGGGAGGAATTTACAGCATGAATGTTTTAGACCAGGTTGTTAAAGAAAAATACGCAATATACAACGGCGATTCTTGCGAAATCACAAAAGAAATCCCGGACGAAAGTATTCATTATACAGTATTTTCACCACCATTTTCTAGCTTGTATACATACAGTAACAGTGACCGGGATATGGGGAATAGTAAGGGAGATGATGAATTTTACAACCATTTTATCTATCTGGCAAAAGAACTGTATCGAATAACAATGCCCGGAAGATTACTTAGTTTTCATTGTATGGACTTGCCGCTTATGAAAGAGCGTGACGGCGTGATTGGCTTGAAAGACTTTCCAGCAATCATGCGACAGATTTTTGAAGATTGCGGATTTATTTACCATAGTAAGGTTACCATCTGGAAAAATCCAGTAACTGAAATGCAAAGAACAAAAGCATTGGGACTGCTGCATAAGCAGATTAGAAAAGATAGTGCAATGAACAGGCAGGGAATCCCGGATTATATTGTCACAATGAGAAAGCCAGGAGAAAATCCAGAACGAATTTCGCATACACACGAGACTTTTCCTGTTGATGTGTGGCAAAACTACGCAAGTCCAGTATGGATGGACATTAGGCAGAGCGATACATTACAGAAAAAATCTGCACGAGAAGATAAGGACGAACGTCATATTTGCCCTTTGCAGCTGGAAGTTATTCAGCGCTGCATTGAATTATGGAGCAATCCAGGAGATATAATTTTTGACCCATTCGGTGGTATCGGTTCCACCCCATTTGTGTCTTTAACACTTGGAAGAAGAGCAATCTCATGTGAACTTAAAGAAAGCTATTTTAAACAAATGAAAGCAAATGTAGAAGAAGCACTGAATGGAAATGTAATGGATTGCCCGGTAGGACAAATGAGTATTGAGGATTTTTTATCGTAAAACAATGTTATCAGCAAATATCAATCTTTGATTATTTAAAAGGAGAGTGATTACATGGCAGAGAATACCAATGAATGTGTTATTGAGTGGATTCCCGGAAGAGATTATGTAGGGCTTACTGCCAAGAATGGGAGTACCTGGAAGAACAGATGTGAGGAATTAGAAAAGGAATTTCCAGACGATGTAAAAATTCTTGCCAGAAATAATGATGGATCTATTTTCGCTCACTTGCCGTATTCCTACATTAAAATCAATCCACCGAGAAAATATTCCGATGAAACAAAGAAGAAAGCTGCGGAAAGATTAAATAAAATGCGTGTAGAAAAAAGCAATACTGCGGAAGAAAATCCGTTTTGCCTATGAATTACCGTCAGAGAAAATATAATGAGGGGCAATCTGCTAGAAATGATATTTACAGATTTCTTGTCAAGTATTTTGAGAAACACGGATATATGCCTTCTTATGAAGAAATTATGGATGGAACAGACCTTACAAAGTGTACCGTCCAGAGACATATGCGGCAATTGGAGATGGATTCTCTGATTGCCACAGAACATCCAGGAATATCGAGAGCATACCGTTTGACGGAATACAGATACGAAAGGAAAAAATATGGGAAGCAAATTAAAGATGAAAGCGCCAAAGAAAAATAGGGTGTTGGAATGTGACAATCAGATGTCACAGGCATTCGCCAGAGCCATGCAGAATTCACGTAAAGAGCTGGAAGTCATGCAAGATCAAGCCTATAACGATGGCTTCAATACTGGTGACGACTGGGCGAATACAATTAACACGGTAACAACTATGTTGGCATTACGGAAATTGCATGGATTTTCCACTAAAAGACTTTTGGACGTAATCAATTGTGCAAATGAGTTTGTAGGACAAGCGAACCGTGGAGAAAGAAGTTTTATGAGCATGGTTGAAGAGTTGGAACTTGAAACAGATGTGCGGATTCCAGATTTGAATAAAGAATTGGTCAGAAGATTTGGAGTGTAAATATTATGGATTTAGAACAAAAAGCAATTGAGAGAATTCGACTTGCATCTGATCTCTCGTTGAAACATTATGGAAAGCCACTTGTATGTGAGTATTCCGGTGGAAAGGATTCAGATGTACTTTTGCAACTATTCAGAATGGCTGAAATTCCTTTTGAAGTACACAACTCTCACACCACAGTAGATGCACCGCAAACAGTAAGGCATATCAAAACTGTGTTTTCTGAATTGGCAGACAAGGGTATCAAATGTGAAATCGACTATCATGTGCAGGAAAATGGCAAACGTCTTACTATGTGGAATCTTATTCCAAGAAAGCTGATGCCACCTACCAGAATTGTTCGGTATTGCTGCCCAGAACTAAAAGAGGGTGGTAATCCAAACAGAATGATTGCGACAGGTGTTAGATGGGCTGAGAGTAGAAAGCGAAGCAACAGAAGCCCATTTGAAGTATTAGGACGGACAGCAAGCAAAAGCATCGGTGTTTCTGATGAAAAAATGCTTATCACTGACAATGATAATACTAGAAGATTATTTGAAAATTGCCAGATGAAAGCAAAAACAGTAGTCAATCCAATTATTGATTGGACAGATCAGAATATCTGGCAGTTCATTGGTGAGAAAGACATTCAAGTATGTGAACTGTATCAATGCGGATATAACAGGTTAGGCTGTCTAGGTTGTCCGCTTGCGTCAAAGAAGCAGAGGGAAAAGGAAATGTATGATTTTCCAAAGTACAAGCAAGCCTATATACGTGCTTTTGACAGAATGATTGAGGAACGCAAGCGGCGTGGAAAAGATGTGAAGTGGAGTTGTGGTGAAGAAGTCTATCTATGGTGGATGCAAGATAACAATGTAGTTGGTCAGATGGAATTATCTGATTTTATTGAGTATTAAAATCACGTACTAACTGCACAATAGCGTGCCAGTTGCTTACATGGGGAAAGTGAGGATGGAAATGAAAAAATTATCGGCGGAGATATCCATCTTGACGGAGTAAATGCTAATAGATGGATTGAGATATCAAAAGAAACTTTAGAAAAGTATTTTGTAGAGGTGGAAGTATGAGCGATAAAAGTAAAATTTACGATTACATAAAAAGAACAATAAATCCATACGGGAAACCTTTTGAAGGAACGGCTTACGAGTTGGGACTTAAAATCATGGATTATATCGAAAATATGGATGATGAGAAAGAAAATGGATGGATTCCGGTCAGTGAGAGATTGCCGGAAGACGAAAAAGAGTGTCTTGTAACTCTTGAAAAAGTCTATGGAACACCTGAAAAGCTTTATGGAATTGCGAATTATTTAAAATTTGGTGACGCCGGATACTGGAACGAAAAGAAATATGGGTATCTTGAATGGGACAAATATTCGGACGGACACGGCGGAACAAGGATGTATAAAGTTATCGCCTGGACGCCACTTCCAGAGCTATATAAGGAGGGCTAAATGGGATATTGTAAATTAGAGTGTCCGGACGGTGAAACACAGTGCTGCATCTGCTGTGATAAACAAGGCGGTTGCGATAACCGGTGTGACATGATGGACAGCTATGAATACGCAGAGGAATGCGAAGATTATGTCAAGGAGGATGAGCCATGATTACATTCTTATTAGGACTTACACTTGGAATCATAGTCGGAGTAACTGGTCTTGTATGTGTAGCGATCATGTACGACAAGCACCACCCAGGCGAATAGAAAGGAGAGACAAATGGAAGCTTTAAAAGCGGCTTTTATGACTGGAGTAGCAATCTACATTTGGTGTCTTGTATGGCGTAGATTAGAGTTGATGATTTACGGTGAAATCCAGCCAAGAAAAATTGATGATATTATGACAGGTATCTTTGCAATAACACTTTTTATAGCATTATTGAAATGAGGTGAGATTATGCTGACAAGGAATAAGAAGCTGAAGGACTACGGTATTCCGGCAGAGGACATTGAAAAACTGAATACGATGCTGAAAGACTTTCCAGCAGAGTACGGATACCTGCTTTCCGGTGCCGCCTTGTCAGCTTGTCCGAAAAACACGGTGATAGCGGATATGGTTATAGAGAATATCCTACACCGGAAGAGCTACAGGAAAATCAGCAAAGAAAGATATATCCCGATGAACCCAAAGGATTTTTATGGATACCGGCGTAAGACCGTCGCTGTACTGTATGAGAGGATGCGGTTATTGGGAGTGTGGGAGGATGAATAAATGCGGTTAATTGATGCTGACGAATTAATTAAATACATCAAAATTTGGGAAATTGGCACAAGCATTAGCTCTGACCAGAAAGAGTTTATTGATTGTGTTAATAAACAGCCAACGGCATTTGATGTGGATAAGGTTGTGGAACAATTAGAGAATTATTTATTTGAAAAATATTGCATAGAAGAAGATACAATAATTGATGAAATTATAAAAGGCGGTGAAACTGAATGAGTAGACTGATTGATGCTGACGAATTAATTAAATACATCAAAATTTGGGAAATTGGAACAAGTATTAGTTCCGACCAGAAAGAGTTTATTGATTGTGTCAATGAGCAACCGACAGTTTTTGATGTGGATAAGGCTATTAGCGAATTGGAAAGAGATAAATTCATTGAATCAGAATGTATTTTATCTGATGTGCATCAAGGATACAATGCTGGACTGAGCAGGGCAATCGAAATCGTGAAAGGCGGTGGAGTTGAATGAGCAAATCAGTATTAGTGATTGACACGCCAGAAAATTGTTATGGCTGCCCGTTCGGAACTGAATATTGTGGAAATCTTGAATATGAGGGATGCTGTGAATTAGCTGACTGTTTAGATTGCGATGTAATTCTGATGACAGAAGAACATTATGATTGTGAAAGTAAATCAAGACCAGACTGGTGTCCGCTTATGGATTTGCCAGAAAAAGACAATGGAGATTATCCAGCTAATACGTCTGATGCTGGCTTTGCAGAAGGATGGAACCAGTGTATTGATGAGATTACAGGAGGAATGAGAGATGGCGAATGCAATGAAATGTGATCGATGCGGAAAGTTATATGAATCATACAACACTAAAAAAGATAATAAAAACATCAATGGATTTATTCCAGTGAATTTAGATGTTAATAGAAAGTATTATTCACATGGCGTAACGGACTTATGCCCTGACTGTATGAAAGAATTTCAGAATTGGATGAAAGAGGTGAAGTAGATGAGTAAGAAAGTGAAGTGCTGTGAGTGTGCTTCTTTTTTAGTTTGGGCTTTGCCTGAGCGAGTAGATAAATATAACTACGAATGCGCCAAAAGAGTTTTCAAATTGGCTTCTACTACAGGAGTATGTGGATACAGCATGAAAACCAAACAGATGGCACATGAGCAGTATTGCAAACGATTTGAAAAGAATAAATATTTAGAGCAGGAAAGTGAACCTTTTAAACAGGAAATTTTGAACCTTAAAAATGCGATTTCAGAGTATGAAAAAGAAAATTTTGTGGAAGTAGACGAATCGTGGAAAATTCTATTTATGAGAAGATTTCAAGAGGTGAAGTAGATGGAGAGATTTCTAATTGATGATGGTATTAAACAGTCAAAGATAGTTGCAAATCGTTATAAATGGAGTATCGAGAATGCAGATATGGGTTCAGAAGATGCAAATGAGTTACATGCAGATATATGCAATCAATATGTAAAGGAGTATGAACAGATCGCAGAGTGGCTTGAAGAATTAAAATCTTACAAAGATATTGGCACTTTAAAAGAATTAAAGGAACTCAAAGAAAACGGTACATTTACTGGATTAGAGCTTACTAAATTATCGATAATGCAGAAAGAGTTGAAGAAATATAAAGACTTAGAAGAACAGGGCTTGCTTGTGAGATTTCCGTGTAAAGTTGGAACAGAAGTTTATTACATCTTAGGCATTCCAAATAAGACGCCATGTACAATCGACAAGTGCGTGTTTGAGTTGTCGGATATAGATAAAATCGGTGAATCATTATTCCTCACCCGTGAAGAAACTGAGAAGAAATTGGAAGAACTCAAAAATGAAATTTAAAGAATTTGAAAATTGGTGCAATGAAAGAGCCTGTGATGGATGTTGGGGAATGCTAACTGCCATGGTGTGTATTGATTTAATCGGCAAGGTTAAAAAAGCCCCATTTTGGAAAAGAGAAAAATTCTGGAAAGAAAATTACGAGCAGCAGGTGTTGGAAGAGATTATTAATCCGATAGAGAAGAAGTTGGAGGAGATGAAGAATGGACACTAAAGAAGCAAAAGACATATTATCCGATATGAGAGACCAGCATTTATGTTTCTTGGGAGATTCAGAAATCAAAGATGAATGGCAGAAGAAATATCTAAAAGAAGCATGGGCGTGTGATTCTGGTGCAAAGGATCTTGCCGAATTAATCACAGGGATAAAGATTGAAAAAGGTATTATCGCAGATAGCATTCAGCACTACGGCAAAAATAATCAAAGTACAGTCTGCATGGAAGAATGTGCAGAGCTTATCCAGTCAATCAGCAAAGCGAAGCGCGGAAAAATCAACCGTGATAACATGATAGAAGAAATTACAGATGTGTTGATCTGCATCGAAATGCTAAAGCAAATGTATATGATTTCCGATGAGAAAATTAATAAGTGGATTGAAAAGAAACAGGCGAGAGAAGCAGAAAGGATGAAGAAGAATGAATAAGAAAGAAATCGCAGAGGTTAAGAAACAGTTTACTCCAGCCAATTGCACAATCACACGCATTTGTGGTTGTTATGTGGATGCAGAAAAGAACAAGAAAACAAAAATTAAAGAAGCATTCCTTTCTCTTCCAGAGGAAGAAATGTTTAAGTATTTTGACATTTTCAAGAAAACCATGTCTGGCAGACTTGGAAAGAACCTTATGAACCTTGATTTTCCATTAGCACAGGAAAAAGAGGGTGGAACACAGGAATTTCTTATGCGGATCAGAGCAAGTAAGCTTAAAGACGATGATCTTTTGGATGAGTTTTACGACAAAGTGATTGAAAATTACGATTATCCAGAAAATTACTACATAGTTCTCATTCATGCAGTATATGATATTCCAGGAAAAGCTTCTGATGGAACCGAAATGCACGATGCATCAGAAGAAATTTATGAACACATTCTGTGCAGCATTTGTCCAGTAAATCTTTCAAAGGCTGGGCTTAGCTATGATGTGGCTGAAAATAACATCAAAGGCAGAATTCGTGATTGGGTAGTCTCAAGACCAGAAACAGGATTCTTATTCCCTGTATTCAATGACAGAAGTACTGATATTCATGGAACTTTGTATTTCAACAAAAACATAAAGAATATTCATCCAGACTTCATCGAAAACGTTCTTGGCACACCAATTCCACGTATACCGGGAAATGAGATCAATGTCTTTTCAGATTTTATCATGGACAATTTCGAAGGAAACACAACATTCAATTTCACTGAAAGCCTAATTGAATCTTTGCAGGAAGTAAGAGAACAGAAGAAAGACAGCCCGGAGATGATAACTGTATCATGTGATGAAATGGAACAGATTTTTGAATATTGCGGAGTTCCAGGCGAGAAGTTATCAGATTTCAAGGAAAACTGGGAAATGTATTTCAGTAATGAGCCTGTTGCCCTTGACAATATCCATAATTCAAAAACTGCAAAAATTGTAACACCAGATGCAACAATCTGCATCCAGCCAGATAAAATTGCTCTGATTGAACTAAAAGAAATAAACGGCGTTCCATCTCTTGTAATTCCGGTAAATGGAGAACTGAAAATCAATGGAATTGAAGTTAAATTAAAATAAACACTTTTGAAAAAAACAGGAATTGGAGAAAGGAATTTTAAAATTGGCAAATAAAAGAATGTTCACAATGAAAATTGTTGATACAGATGCTTTTCTTGATATGCCGTTATCAACACAATGTCTTTATTTTCATCTAAACATGAGAGCGGACGATGATGGATTTATTGGAAACCCAAAGAGGATTGAAAAAATAATAGGAGCGAATGATGATGATTTGAAGCTTCTAATTGCCAAGAGATTTGTTATCTTGTTTGATGATGGCGTGATCGTTATTAAACATTGGAGAATGCACAACACCCTGTCCAGAGACAGATATATAGAAACTTCATACACTGATGAAAAAAAGAAACTGCTATTGAAAGATAACGGAAGTTACTCACTGACAAATGGAAATTCTATTGATGATACCAAACTAATAGAGCGTTCAAACAGGCAGACGCAGAAAAGACGCAAAATAGACGAACAAAAGACGCACTCAGATAAAGATATAGGTTTAGATAAAGATTTAGATAAAGATTTAGAATTAGATTTATATACAGAATTAGATAAAGATAAAGAAAAAGATATAAATGATTTAATAGTATCTAAAGATACTATTTGTCAGACTGACGTCCAACGAACCATTGATGAATGGAATACTCTGGAAGAATTCGGTATTACTCCTGTAAAAAGAATGACACCAAAACGAGAACAGGCAGTGAAAGCTAGAATCCGTCAGAACTGTGTTGAAGATATTCTGGAAGCGATTGAAAATATTCGACGCAGCACATTCCTACAAGGGCAAAATAAAAATGGCTGGATGGTTACGTTTGACTGGTTCTTAAAGCCTGGAAATTTCGCAAAAGTATTTGAAGGACAATACATGGACAAGTCTACGAATAGACCATGCAGCTACATGGAGAAAATCCAAAACAGGGTAAGCGAGGTGGATAATTGGGTATGACAAGAGAAGAATGGGCGGTACTGGTAAAGGCAATGAAAGCTGTATATACTTCACCATCGTTTCTTCCAGATCAAAATGCTTTTGATACTTGGTACGGATTACTGAAAGACCTGGATTACAAGCTTTTAAGTTTCGGATTAAAGAAATATATGCAGACAGAGTGGAAAGAACCAACAATAGCGGCGTTACGGCAATGCGCCGGGAGTCTTGCCCCACAGTCTGACGAACTGAACGAAACAGAAGCCTGGAATCTGGTTTCAAGGGCAATCTGGGCTTCTGCATATTACGCAAAAGAAGAATTTTCCAAGCTGCCAGAATTAGTACAAAAAGCTGTATCAAGCCCCGGACAGTTAGAGGAATGGGCGAGAGCAGAGAACGTGGACGGAAAATGGTGGAGCGTGGTACAGTCAAATTTCCAACGAACATATCGAGCGGAGGTACAAAGAGAACAGGAGCGGAAGAAACTCAGCCCAGACCTTTTGAAAATTATGGATTCTGCCAAGTTGGGAGGTGCGGAGAATTGCCAGATAGAAAACCATGGGAAGAATTAAAAAGGGCTGAAATAGCAGATTTAAAGCGTAGACAATGTTCTAAATGTGACTATTACAGCAAAACCGAAACCGCATGGAGTACAAATGCAACCTGTGATTATATCTTGATCGAAGAACATAGCAGAGGATGTGATCCGAGGGATTGTGTTAAAAATGGTATCTTCAAGAAGAAAGCGAGAGGAAAGTCAAGAGTAAAGCGAGTGATTCTATGAGAAAGATAAGCGAAATGTATAAGCGGTCTGGCGGTACAGCTTATCAGCATACTTGTTCTAATTGTAGGTTCTTCCGTGGTGGCAAATTTCCAAGGTGCTTGCAATACGAACTGGAAATTGATTGGAATCCAGATTATATAGCTTGCAAATTTTACAATCTGGAAGAATCTCAGATTGATGGACAGGTCAATATCTTTGATTTGTTGTAAAACGTGATAATTGTGCACTAAAAATTGCGTAGAATCATTAAAAAGAGAATAGCTTAGGAAATTATAGGGCATACAAAAGATAAAGGAAAACAACGTAAAAAATTAGATAATTACTTGGAGGGACATTTAATGGAAAAAGCTATATTGTATGCCATAAACGAAAGAATGTTCTCGCTTGGTCTGATAGACGAGAAAACAAGAGATAAAATTAAAGCTGAAATCAGCACTAGAAAGTAACGAAAATGTATTGAGTGGATTTATATGAGGTGTTATACTTTATATGATTCCACTCCCTGTTTATTAAGGGAGAAATGCACTATGAATATTTATTATGTCAGAGAAAAATTAAGAAGTTGCTCTATTTACGACATTGAATTAAATGTTGCTTATTATGCCAGGGTTTCAACGGAAAAGCTTGAGCAGCAAGTATCCATCAAACACCAGGAAGAACATTTTGAAGAACTGATACATTCTAACAACAGATGGAGATTTGCAGGCTCTTACATTGATGATGGTATTTCCGGAATGAACGCAAATAAAAGAGAAGAATTCCAAAGAATGCTTAGAGATGCAAAACTTGGAAAAATTGATATGATTATAACAAAAGAAATTTCAAGATTTGCAAGAAACACTCTTGATAGTATCCAATATACCAGAGAATTGTTGTCTTACGGTGTGTGCGTGTGGTTCCAAAATGACGGAATCAATACCATTGATGAAGATAGTGAACTTAGGCTAACAATTATGGCTGGAGTAGCACAGGACGAAATCAGAAAATTATCTTCAAGAATAAAATTTGGCCATGCACAGTCAATTAAAAACGGTGTTGTACTTGGACACAGAATGTATGGATACTCAAATAATCAAGGAAAGCTTGAGCTAATCCCGGAAGAAGCAGATATGGTTCGAATGGTCTTTCGAGACTATGCTTCTGGAATGTCTACACCAAGAATCGAAAAAAAGCTCTGGAATATGGGATATAGAAGTTTCAAAGGCGGTAAGATCAGTAGAGATGTCATAAAAAATATTATTCGGAATCCAAAATACAAAGGATACTATTGCGGAGGAAAAGTCAAGATCGTTGATATGTTCACAAAAAAGCAGGAATTTCTTCCGCAGTCAGAATGGGTAATGTTTAAAGACGATGGTTCCAGAGTACCGCAGATTATTGATGAAACTACCTGGGAAAAGGCAAACGCATATTTAAGAGAGCGTGGAGAAGCTATAAAATCAAGAAGAACCTCTTTTAAGAGTGAAAATATTTTCACCGGAAAACTTTTCTGCGCAAATGACGGAGCTCCATACTGGATGAAGCAACATTATATCAGAGGAAAAGAAGACGTTCGATGGGTATGCAGCTATAAAATAAAAAACGGAGCGGCTTCGTGCAATTCTTTCGGGCTGGCAGAATCAGAACTGAAAGAAGTAATCGCAGAATTAATAAATAAATCTTCTGAAAACATTGATAGCATTTTGGAGGAATATTTTGAAATTTTGCAGTCCTCGATAAAAAATATTCCAGACAATAAAAACGAAATCTCACGACTTGAAAAACAGATTGACCTGTTAAAACAAAAGCGTGAAAAAATACTGGAATATAATTTGGATGGCAAAATATCTGATGATGAATTTGTTTCAAGAAACAAAGAATATGTAAAACAGATAAAACAGACAGAAAGCCATATTCGAGAACTACAAAATATTAAAAGTCCAGAGCCAGCAGAAATACAATTAAGTGCTATTAAAGAACAGCTAGAAAAGTTCAAAGGTGTTACTCCACAAGATATTAACAGACAGATTGTTAATGAACTTTTTGAGAAAATTACCGTTGAACCGTTGGCGGTTACATGTGCAACACTGACATTTCAATTGAGGTCTGGAAGCCTTGAAAAATGGGGGTTTCCCTTGCGCCGTTCTGACGATATGATTTTAACTCTACATCCAGAACAACACAAGATATTTAGTAGGAAAACTTGCATTAAGACACAAGATATGGTATTTTTCAAATATAAGTATTTTTTAGCACTATAAGAGAAAAAATGGGAGTGGAATCAATGATACATACAGCTTATGACGTAATGAAAGAGTTTTTAATCACGGATGCAGACCTTGGTGGTAAGTACGGAATCCCGAAAATTCCAAAGACTTTTATCCATCCTGGCAAAGATACTGTAGACTTTGCAGAGAGCTTCAGTAGAAAGATAAAGAAACACCGGGAACTGGATGTAAACTTCTACGTGGACGATGTACAGTTTCAAAGATTATGGAATCAGCCAGACAAATATATGGAGCATTTAAAATGTTTTCATGCAGTCATTATGCCAGATTTCAGCATATCGGTAGGCAAGAATGGAATGCCACTGGTAATGTGCCTGTGGAATAAATACCGCAATCATGCACTGGCTCACTACATGATTCTGAATGATATTCCGGTAATTCCGAACGTAAACATACTGCCAGAATACTGTTGGGACTGGTGCTTTGATGGGCTACCAGAGGGAAGCACAGTTTCCTGTTGCACCAATGGAAGAGTAAAAAGCAAGGCAGCACGGTTGGAGTTTTGCGTTGGTTTCAAGGAAATGGAACGCAGATTGAAGCCGCTGCGAGTTATCATTGTTGGAAGAATCCCGGAAGAATTGGAAACAGACACGGAAATTATAAACTTTGAAACCAGGAATCAGAAGATTAACAAGGAGTGCGTGAATGGGAACAACGACTGATAATTACCAGAGAAAGAAGAAACTTTCCAAGTCCCAAATGAAGAGGACGGAACGTTTAGAGAAATCATCCTACAGAAGATATGGAACACGGAAGAAAGAAGGATTAAACAAATTGTGAATTTTGAATTATTTGGAACTTTACGCTATAGAAATATTTGTGCAAAATTAAAATTTAAGTGGTAACTAGAAAATGCGAGATTTTTTCTGGTTGCCACTTTTTTCTGGATTTCCTTGATTTTTTGTTGCCAAAATAATGTTAGAATTTAGGAATCATCCACAAGTTAGTTGCACTATTGAAGTTTTGAACAACTGCGGTTTTCCATTGCCACAAAATCAACCAGGGGCAGCACCGGGAGCCGATACCGCGCCAAGCTGATGAAGCCGTGACGATTCCGGGAATGATTGAATATCAACAAAGACGACAGCCAGCCGTAGACCTGGCAGACCAGAACCAACCGCCCACAGATAATAGGCCATAGCAACAAGTAACATATAACGTGGCGTTAAAATACAATAATACTCTTGCAAAATAAGCCTTAAATAGCTTGTAACGTATTTAGCCTATACTTTATTGACTACGATTATAAAACGCCTTAAAATGGCAAATACAGCGCCATACAACAATAATTGATATATAACCCGGACAGCTGCGACAGATCACCGGGAAGCCTGTACAAGCTACGCACATAAGAGGACATAATGCGCCTGTTGGAAAGGTACGCAAATAAGGCATAGCCGCACATAGCTACACAAGGCTATTATACACCCATAGCCGCAGACAGTCAATAAACCATGTAACGCATTTAAAGGCTCATAAACGGCTTATAATGCAATAGTGGCATAAATCCCCATTAACAGCATTAAAAGCCATTTGCGGCTTAAATAGCTTGCTTATTTGCTGACTTGTGCTATTAAATTGCCAAGGTACTACTGACAGAATGCCAAAAAAACCGCTTGCACGCCGTGAACGTGCCGCCAGCCTGGTAGCTGGTAAGCGGTGGAAATCTATTTCGATGATGCTTTTTGATTTTTATAAAATAGAATTAATGTTGTTTCTATAGGTTCTACACTAGAAATGCACCGATAATTTCTAAATTTATTAAACTCAGCTTCCAAATGTTTTTCACGTATATAACTTATTATTTGCATTAAGTCCATATTTTTTTCTTTCTTCCCTTCACCCTGGGAGCCAGGAAATAATAAAATCATTCTGAAATCACTACATAATCACTGCATATAGAGTAATTATCACAAAATCTGATAGCTGCATAATCATAACCATATTTTTCTATTTTGTAAGGCTTATTAAATTGTTCCATAAAGGCTTTGCAAGCTTTTATAACACAACTTGCTTTTACTATTGTTATTTTTGATCCTCCAGAATAATATACATTATAGTTTTTCATTCTTTTAACCTCCATAATTTTGATAAAAAGACGCGCCCCGGAATCGAACCGGGCAGAAGATCATCACGCCTAACAGTATGCTAAATTAGACTGCCAGCCAGTAAGTAAAACAAGCTTTCCGTCATCGCGAGGAACCACAACGCCTGCACCATCTTCCCAAGTTGACCAGATCAGCCAGCCGGGATTTGAAAGCTTTTCCTTTTTATCACCGTCAAAAAGCACATAATGCGGTTTTATTCCTTTAGCTTTCTGCTCTTCTGCGTTAGCTATCGCTTCTTCTTCTGTAATTATTCTATTTCCGGTTTGCAAATGAATAATATAGTTATTTCCCATGCCTTCGCTCTCCTTTCTATTTGACACGTTCTGTATAATACTTCTGCACATCAACCGTGCATTCAATATCACACATTTTAGAATTTTTCACTGTCTCAATCTCCTCTTGGATATCCACAGGATAAGACAAACCCTCAAAAGTCTGCCGTGCTTCCTGTAAAATCTTCTGTTTAATGTGCTCTGGTAAATCGGACACTAAAGTAAATGCGTTAATTTTCAAAACATGTCAACCCCTCTAATTTTTGTATCTGTCCAAATATGAAGCATATAGCGGAATTTGTTTTCTTCGTCAACTGTGAAATTTCCATCTTTAACATGAAATATTGCGTAATCACCGTATTTCTCGTTAAGATCCTGGATGAAATTATAAAACTCTTCGAACCGCTCCAGATCGTCCACATGGAGCAGATACCGTTTAACTTCCGGGTTTGGCAAATTAGGTAAAAAACTTTCCTCAGCTAAAACCGGGCTGCGGAATAATCCGCAAACTTGAATCTTGCTCTTGTGATCGTCCTGTGTTTTTCTATCTATCATTGTAAATACTGCCCAGTTAAGGAAATTTAAATACTTGTTATTCACGGTTATACCTCCTATAAATCTTTTTTTCTCGGAACGTCAACGACCTCATAATCATTTTCGGAAAGTTCTTTTAAAGTTCTCAATGCTTCCAGGTTATTTTCTGGAATATCATATCCATTTTCACGGAGAAGATCGGCGGCAGTAACAAGGTACTGAGTGCCATAACCGTATTGAATATTACTTTTTAAAACATGGCCATTTACAACAACCGTTACTGTGTGATAAGTGTTTCCGTATAATTTCTGAAACCATCTACGACCTCTGATTACTAATGTTTCGATTTTTTTCATTGTTTTTTACCCTCACCCCTGTTATAATGGGGTTGCCTTTCTTTTTTTAGTTTGGTGCTGGCTGTTCGTCTTGGTAGGATGCAGCCAGCTTTTTTGTTTTGTCCAAGAACTAGAATTTTTCAATTAATCGGTGCCGGTTCCTATGTCCTCATTGTGTTGAGTGGTTCGGGCGGTTCCGGTTGTTTGTTTCTTGTGTTCTCTGTTGATGGTTATATAATACACTAAAATATAATGTATGTCTATTGACATTATACACTAAATTAAAGAGCATACCGAAAACAGTTTTTGTGCATGTTGTACATTGAAAAATAATGTATAAAAATGTTATTATAATAGAAGAATAAAGTACTGCGAGGTGGTGTTAGAATGATTAAATATAAACGCAATATAATTGATATGATGGCAGAAAAGGGAATCACAACCTATTTAATAAGGAAAAATAAGATATTTACAGAAAGCCAGCTGCAACAGCTGCGCAATGATCGACTTGTCACGCAAGATACACTAAATAAAATATGTACTATATTGGAATGCCAACCCGGTTATTTATTGGAATATCTGCCAGATGAAACCACAAAAGATTTTGAAGAAAAGATATTGACATACATTAATAAATAATGTATAATAAAGACAGTTAAAGAAAAACAACCACACAGCCCCAGGAGGGCGGACAGGAGGGAAAATATGAAAATAAATGAAATGCGCGGAAATCAATTCCTTCCGGGAAACTGTATTTACAGACCGGAGAATTACCCGGAGGACTGGCGGGAACGCCTGGAAGCTGGTGAAGCTATCAGCTACGAAGAGGACGGCAAGCAGTGTCAAATATGGTTAGAGGAAGAAGAGGAAGAAGAGGAAGAATAAAAATAAAGCCCTAGGAAATTATCCAGGGGCTTTTAATATGCTTATTTGTGGCGGCTATGGACAGAGTACAGACCGCCGCCGAGCCTGTTAATATTTTAATAACACAGCTTTTGGCAAATTGTCAAGAAAAATATTTTTAAAATACCGCTTGACATTTTTCTAAAACTTCTTTAGGCTATCAGATAACGAGAGCTGACGGAACTCAGGAAGGGCAGAGGCTGAAAGTACACAGAATCGTTAATCAAATAACACGCATAACAAGCCAGATCACGCCGGATAGAAACTCCTGGAAGGTCTGGCTTTTATTATGCAAATCTGCGAAAATATAGCCGCCCTTATATTATATATAATTATATAATTATTCTCTGCCCTTCCTAGATTCCTAAAGCTGGAGTTTATTAAAAGATATGCTATACAGTACCGTATAATAATATATAAGATATAAATATAAATAAAGATTATAATATAATACCCCAATTGTTATTTATTAATTACTAACAAAATAAAGGGTTTTATTTTATGCAAAATTAAATTTGACAAGATATTAAAAACTGTGCTAAGGTATCAGCAACAAAGAAAACAGAATATTTTTTTAATTTGAGTTTTAGAGAATGTACCCGAACACCCGGAAGTTTTCCGGGAATAAGCTTTACCTGGTGACATTCTCTTTTTTTTATTTATAAATTAACGTGTTAAAGTGAGGTGATAATATGAAAGATAATACAGTAAATGTACAAGACGTAGATATTTATTTAGATAATATTAATATATATGCTGATGAATATATAAATACTGTATTATGTATATCACCAGATAACGAAAACTACAAAAAAGAGGTATCAGATAGCTTTGTAGATATGATTTTTTATATTGCAGATCATATACAAAAGCCAAGTAATGACAATATAGAGCTATTAGATAAAATGTTTAATACTTATGTGAGATTATGCAGTAAATATCATGTATTGCCAACATTAGAAGTATTTAGCTTTTTAGTTGGGATTAATCGTACAACGTTTACTGACTGGATGAATGGAGTGTATAGAACAAACTCATCACATGGTGACACGGCTAAAAAATGGTTTGATATTTGTAAAAACTGCGCAATCAATAGATTACATAATCAGACCGGAACAAATGCGAATTTGATATTTGTTGCAAAAGCCGCCTATGGAATGGCAGAAACTGCACCAGTACAAGCCGCGCAGCAATACGGAGTACCACAGCAGACAGCCCAGCAGATCGCGGAGAAGCACAAAGCGGCGCTGGAGCTTCCAGAGATGGAAAAACCGGAGCTATAACAGTAAAAACACTATATGTTGTGATTACGAAGAAACGGATTCTATATCTAGTAATACGCAATGTGCAAATAGGGTACACCCTAAAAAGACATTTTATAAAACACTGTTTTTTGTGCAATATTACAATAGATTTTGCATAGCATTCCCTTGATTACTGCCGCAGGCCCTTAAAGGTCAGCGTTAAACCAGGGAAGCGGGAACCCATGGGGCGGCGGGCTGACTTGCCAGCGTCCGCACTGGATGACCGGGAGGGGGTATATATAAAACCTCAGTCAGCGGTAGTTACCACCGAAACCGCTCGAAAAAACAAAAAAGCTCTCCTTATATGGCAGTGATAGTGATTCGAACACGACAAGCAGTAAGCCTTAACTGTTTCTCTGCCATACTAAAAATAAGGCAATACCAAGAAAGGCGGGTACAACGAATGAATGATATGATGATTTTTAGCAATCCAGAATTTGGAAATGTAAGGACAGTAACGATAGATGGAAATCCTTGGTTCGTTGGAATTGATGTAGCCAAGGCTTTAGGATATGTAAAAGAGAGAAATGCTATTGCAAGCCACGTAGACAAGGAGGACGCCCTAAAATGTAGCCTCCCATCAAATAGTGGAGTGCAAGAAACGATTGTAATAAATGAGAGTGGTTTATTCTCACTTATTCTGTCAAGCAAACTTGAATCTGCGAAAAGGTTTAAACATTGGGTTACTGCGGAAGTCCTTCCTTCTATCAGAAGAACTGGAAAATACGAGATGGTTCAGAAACAGGATTCCTACCAAATTGAAGACCCGATAGAACGTGCTAAACGGTGGATTGAGGAACAGCAAGAAAAGCAACAACTTGAAGCCAAAGTAAGGGAACAGAAACCAAAGGCTGATTATTTCGACAGTCTGATAGATAATAGACTTCTTACAACTTTTCGAGATGCAGCAAAGGAATTTCACATCCCACCTAAAGCGTTTACTAAGTGGCTTACGGAAAATGGTTATATTTACCGTGATCGGCATAATATTATCAAGCCTTATGAATCGTATAGGAAAGCTGGACTTTTCCAGATGAAAGATTTTTCAACACCGTTTGGCTATTCAAACGTCCAGACATACATAACCGTAAAAGGAAAAGAGACATTTAGACTGTTACTTCAAGGGCAAGGATTGATTAGAAAGTAAAAAAAGAGAACCATTACGGCTCCCTTTTGATATCGTCAGTTGTTAATTTGATTAAGACATCTGGTTTAGGTTCGATTATAAGTTGACATTCCAGGAAGTCAAGAATCTGAATTAACTCATCGGCAGATATACTTCCTCTCGAAAATTTGTTTGCAAGAGATTGTGGAAGCATACCCAGATGGTTAGCTAATTGAACGTTGGTGACCTTCTTCATTTTCATAATTTGTTTTATTTTATCCGAAACCATATAATCACCTCCTATTAATGTAATCATAATCAAAACCGTTTAAATAGTCAATAAAAATATTCATAAATGAGTATAAAACACTTGAAATAATACTCGAGTACGTGTATAATTGACTTATAAATAAACGGGAGGGATTATGTATGAAAATAGGTTACGTGAGGGTATCAACAATAGAGCAGAATGAAGCGAGACAGATTGAAGCAATGAAAACTGATGGTGTTGAAAAAATTTATATGGACAAAAAATCCGGGAAAGATTTTAATCGTCCAGAGTATCAGAAAATGATTGCTTCTCTTCATAAAGGTGACATTCTGATAATCCATTCGATTGACAGACTTGGAAGAAACTACGAAGAGATTATTGCTGAATGGCGAAAAATCACAAAAGAGATTGAAGCAGATATCATTGTACAGGATATGCCGTTGCTTAATACTACGCAAAACAAAGATTTGACAGGAACACTGATCGCAGACATAGTTTTGCAGCTTCTCTCATATGTAGCACAAAGAGAAAGAGAAAATATTCGGCAGCGTCAAAAAGAAGGTATTGCAATTGCAAAAGCCCAGGGCAAATATAAAGGCCGTGCCAAAAAAGAGATAGATAAGGAACTTTTTAAAGAAACTAAACGTAGCTGGCAAAGAGGGGAAATAACTAAAGTGCAATTTGCCGAGATTATGGGAGTTTCAAGAAGCAAGCTATATAAACTTTTAGAGGGGGATAAAAATGATTGATTTCACAAATAAGTGCATTGTTACAGAAAACAATGTTGAATCAGAACAGTTGCTTAAAAAAGCAATAGCTCAAGGATTCAACTTGCCAAAAGGCCAAAAAGCAATGGAATCGAATAGATATTTTCATTTTATTGGAAGTCCATATAAACATGTTGTGGCTTCTTGCGGAGTAAGTTTGAGCGACCTCAACAAGGCGGTTAGATATTCGGAGTTGTTTGGTGATGAGCAAGAAGAGCTAAGAAAAATTGTTAATTCAGCTGCAAGATGGTGCCGGGCATATGGATATGAACATTTGAATGTATATGCAAACGAAGAGCTTGAAAGTTATACCGGAAAGGCAATCGCAAAGACAACAGACAACATCATACAGCGTGTTGATGTTGAAATAAAGAAACCACGTAAACTGACTGTTTCAGAGTTGGAAGCATACTTAGGATATCCAATTGAAATTGTAAGTTGAGGTAAATGCTCATGAAACCAAACCCACAATCCGAATCCATCCGCATCCGATTTTCCGAAAAACAGAAAAAAAGGCTCCTGGAAGAGAAGAACCGGACGGACAGGAGTGTATCGGATATTGTAAGACAGGCAGTTGATGAATATTTCGGGAGGAAAAGACGTGCTTAAATTTTTCTCAAAAAAACAAAAAGGCGTTTTGGAAGAAAGTGAAGAAAAATTTCCAAATGCTTATACAGTGAAAATTAGAAAAGAAGATAAAATCACTCACGCAGAGGCTATTTGTGCAGATGGTAGACTTTACGATACTAAAAATGCGGAAAAGGTATTTTTTAATCGAGAAAATGAAAATTATGCTGGTTTCAGATATATGACGGACTGCGGAAAAACTTATTTTGTAACAGCTAAAGGAAATTGGTTTTCAGCTCATACAATTGTTTCTAAATTTACGAAAGAGTATCGAGAAGAAAATATGATAATCACATCAAAACAGATTACTTACAGTATCTTGCGAATAGAAAATAAAGATAAAATCAAAGTTCTATTGGGAAATAAAGACATTTCCCTTTACAAGAAATATTTCGGGGAGGTGGAAGAAGGATGAGTGTCGTAAAAATCACAAACCCCAACCCCTGTGATTGGCTTGGTACAAAATATTTCATTGACGGAAATGAAGTTCCAAGAGTAAGATCAATAGATTTTCATGTAGCTGTAGATGAAATTCCAGTATTTGAGTTTGAAATGATGGCTGTCCCAGACATTGAAATGGAGTGCTTGGCACAAATCGGTGTCACTTCTCAATCAATTACTGATGCAATTTGTGTTTTAAGGCACGAACTGTTACAACATGGAGAAATTTACAATGGCTTCAAATCAAGCCTAAAATCGGCTTTAGAATCCTACAATTACTGTGGAATGCCATTTGAGCCAGAGGAAGAAATTGCAGAAAAAATTCTGGACTTCTTAATCGGGGAGGAAAAAAACAATGAATGCACTTAATGTAATTGGAGTCGCATCAAATCTTTCGTTCTTCGTAATTGTTATTGCTGGAATTTTGGCAACGCTTGAAGATACGAAAATTAATTCACTACAAATGCTTTTCTACATACTGTTAGAAATGGTGTTTGGACTGAACATATTCTTAATTTGCACGAGGTGATAGATGTATTTACCGGTTCCAATTGGAATTATCCCGATTGAGTTAATCGAGAGGGTTAAATTCATAAAAGCACCGCTTCGGCTTAATCCATGTAGGCTTGGGAAAGCCTATGAAAGCGATAAGTCGAGACATCCAGAGTAGCGGAGACTCTTATTTTATTACTTGTTTAGCTTAATATCACGACTTCCCCGGTTTTAATGGTGCGCCGGGGTTGTGATGGGCTATCGCCAAACGGTTAAGGCATAGCACTTTGACTGCTATATTTGCTGGTTCGAATCCAGCTAGCCCAGTTTGCGGTTTCGCTAATTCCGCAAGTGTTCTTTTTTAACTCCGGTCTTCTAGCCCAACGGGGCTGATTAAAGGGGCTTCAAATGTCCCGGAAGACTTTCTGAAATCCAAAAGCGTTTCAGAAAACCTTTGTTGCAGCTGGCGGTCAAGAACTGCAACAGTGCCGGATTGTTTGTCATGGCGGTCAAATAATTCGGTATCTTAGGAAGCTTAGTTCAGCGGTAAGAGCAACGGCCTCATAAGCCGTAAGTCCTGGGTCCGAATCCCAGATCTTCCATTTCTTCTAAATGCCATTCATCCGTAATATGGGTGGAAAAAACTTCCAGTTGAGCGTGTGGATTAGGTAAATTTATAGGTGCGATACGGCGTAGCCTAAATGGATCTGATTTCCCGGCTGGTATATCTCGGAGTTAAAAACATTAACGCAGCGCACGTTAATAAAAGGAGTTTTCAAGAGATGCCGTTCAAAGACGCATAAAAATATCCAGTGAATCTACAGCACTAAAACTTGTAGATAGTGGAAAGCATAACACGATAAACCTATTGCTAACCCGGTTTTTCCGGGTTCCGGCAGGATAGAGAAGTGGAATCTCGCAAGGCTCATATCCTTGAGAACGGCGGTTCGAATCCGTCTCCTGCAATTCCATCTACCAGGTGTAGATAGGATATCTTACTTTAGCATAGCTATTGTTAGTTCTTGCACATAAATGCGGATGCGTTTGTGTGCATTCGTGCAGGCATATAGACGCAACTCACTAGCGATCTTGTGCAAAAACTTTTTAGAGAGATAAGACCAATGCCCGTGAGGAGTGGTAGTCGGGGATTCTAAAAAAATCATCTAGTTTAGCGTTTTATGATGAAAAAAGAAACATAGCTCAGTGGTAGAGCAATGATATTGAATATCATGTGACACAGGTTCGATTCCTGTTGTTTCTATCTGGCAAATTGCCATTGCCAGAAGTTGCATTTTCCCCCTAAAGTTCCAGTGTTTCTCGTTGGGAGATTTATGCCGTTCAAGTCGGCGCACTGGATTTTTCTAAATCGAGGTAATTTATGAATGAAAAAAGTTGCAAGAATTGTTGAAAACATGATAACTTCACATGTGTTTGCTTCAATGTCGATAGTGAATATTGCGCAGACTTTAGATGCATGTATGATAGTTGTGAATGTTGGGAGGAGAACAAGCATGAGTGATTTGTCTGAACTTATAAATAGAGGTGGTTTAATCGATGATTTTAAGATAGAAAAATCCAAAGATGAACCACCTACACAACCAATAAAGTTAGCAGACTGGTTGGTTGACAGAGGATTGAAAGATGGTATTCGCCTGTATGGGAATAATGACCTTAGAAAACTTGCAAATTACTTACTGATTTACTGTGGTGATGAAAATGATTGAGGTATGCGGTAAAGAAATCAAAGACGAATGCTCACACTGCGGAAATATCCTTGAGTGTGAGCTGTTCCGCCAGGGACATGGCATAAAACAGGAACGTGAGAACATAGCTAAAATGATCGCCTGCCAGATGAAGCACAGGGAAAAGAGGGAGGAAAAACATGATTAAAATATTAAAAACAGGAACAAAAAAAGAAACAACTTGTGATAAGTGCGGTGCGCTATTGAGCTATGACGAGTGTGAAGACGTAAAAGAAGAATGTATAGAGAAAGTGTTTACTACAAATATGCCATCTGGACATGGTCGTAAGCAGAAATATATTATATGTCCACAGTGTAAGAATAAAATAGTTACTTGGGCTACAAGATAGAGGGAGAATGCCATGAGAATTGAAGATTTGAAGAGCTGGACAATAGATCAGTTGAAAGAAGAAGTTGTTCGGTTATCTGAAGAATGTGAGAAGAAACAGCATATAATCCTGGACTATAAAGCTTTATCGGAGACACTTAACCAAAAGCTTCTTGAAAATGATAACTGGAAGCTTCCAACTGATGAAGTTGAAAATGTAAATACTGGTCATCCATCTATCGAATGGTATGAACAACGCCACCAGGATGATTGCATCACAATCAATCAGCTTTATACAACAATAGATGTTATAGTTGACCGATACGCTAATTTAAGGAAAAACAAAGGGATGTGCTGATATGGGTGAAAAGGAAGAATTAAAGCATTTCTTTACATGTAATGGAAAAGTTATTGAAACAATACCAGAGATTTCAATTTCGGATGGTGCTGTTATCGAAGGTGGTATTCTTCACAAAAATGAGGATGGCACACTTTGTAGCATAGGAAAGCCGTTAAGTATTGAACTTGAATTTAAATTAAGTAATGAACTATTTTGGACACTAGTTGCCCTAAATCGAATAAACCAGAATAATTTCCGAAAAATGCATGGCATTCTGAAACGGAGGAAAATTAATGGATCAAGAAAAAACAAAAGGTTGTCCAGAATGGAGAACACAAGTACAGCAGGCACCTGCCAAAGAAATTGTTGACTTTGCAAAAGCACATCCATGCGATTATATGAGAAAATGCTTAGAGCAATATCCGTATTGGGGAAACCAATACAATGGTTTTAATAGGAAGAAATTTAAGGAGATTTTTAATGAGCATTAAATCAGCATTAGAATCCGAAGGGATAGATTTTTCTGAATACATGAACCCACCCGAGCCGTGGAATGGACAGGCATTGATACGGAATATTAACGGAACAAAATACGCCTGTTGTCCTTTTTGCCAGAAGAAAGCACTTTTGATTAGTCCAGAGACAAAAATTCGGCATCTTAAATTGAAATGTAAGGGTAGTAATTGCAAGAAAGAGTTTGAAGTGAACGTATAAAACTTGGAGGAAATATTAAATGCAAAGTATTAGACTAATTGATAGAAATACAGACATTTCCAAATTAAAAATGTGTCAAATGTACTGGGACACAGTAATTAATGGTGAACCGTATTTTGTTGTTTTAATAGAAGGCTATATACATACAATCGGTGGGAAATACGGAAATAACAATTTATGGGCTTATCCAAGAAATGAAAAACCAAGTTTTAAGAATCTTATTCAATTCGATGGAGAGCCTGTATGTTGGGGTATAAATTATGCACCTTACAATCATGCAGGATACAGACACGGTGAATTTGAAGCAAGAACAATTGGAAACGTGTTTATAACCAGAAACGGCGAAAAATTCTGTGATGTAAGAGGTAGTATTGAACGTGCGAAGTGCATGATTGATGATTTTTTAGAGCACCCAATGAATTTGAATAAAATTGATTTTGACAAAAATGTTATCGGAAGAAAAGTTTGGTGGCGTAGCGAACCAGCCATTGTAACAAGTTATATTTCTGGACAGGCGTGTGTCATATTGGAACCAGATGGAATACCACAATTTACAACACCGGCAGAATTTGCAGATGATGGGTCTGAATATTATTTTGATGGTGATGTAAAAGCAAATATTCTTGATAAACATATTTGGTGGTTTAGAAAATAATGTAAATTTATTTGAGGTAAATGTATGAATACTTGTTATGATTGTGCGTGTTCAAAAATTGAAACAGACGGCATTCTTAAAGCTATTGATTCTATAAAAGTGCCTGATGAAGATGTTATTAAAACAGTTGCCAGCGATGCGAAAGAACTTCAAAAGACTAAACCTGTGGAACTGGACGAACTTTCGGAAGAAACCAAGTTTAGAATTTATAAATTAATTGTAAATGAAATTGGAAAGCATTTTTACAATTGTGAGATGCGTATGTCATATAAAGACTTTATACTTGTTGAGGATTGCATCAGAAAAGTTTTGCAAGGAGAACAAGATGAACACAAAACGGATTAAATGTATTCTAACAGGTGGATGCAAGTTCAAAAGCTGTGATACAGAATCAAAATGTAACGATAAAGAAAAGACCTGTACAATCACAGAGACTTGCTGCAAATGTGGGAAGAAGTACACTGCTGTATTCACTTACAAACAGTTAGGGATTCCGGATTGAGGTGATTAAATGAAGATTCCAGAATGCGACCATGATTTTGAAGATTGTAAGATATCCAATCCTTATAATTATGATTTTGATGAATTTAATCCACGCGACTCTAATCAACGTTTTCATCCGTGTTATTGTAAAAAGTGCGGAATACTTATTTTGAAAAAAGTAGTTGATAACGGACGAGGAACAGGCCAAAATTGATGCAGAAGGTAAAGCTGAAGCTATTAAGATTAAAGCAGAAGCTGAAGCAGAAGCAAATAGAAAAATCGCAGAATCTCTTACTCCCGAACTGATTGAAAAACAGAAAATTGATAAATGGAATGGTGAAGTACCAAAGATTCAAGGAGGTAACACTTCTACAATCGTAGATACAAGAGATATGACAGCTGATGAGAATGCTGAATAATAAGTAAACCAGTCAAGAGAGCCACATGAGAGCCAGACTAAATCCTAAAAAGAAAGGAGGTCTGGCTCTATTTTTATGGGAAAAATTACAGAAGGCTCGCTCGAATGGTATCGGACAGTCCTAAATCAGATTATCAGTAGTGACATGACAATCTATCAAAATCAAAAAGATTGCCTTGATTTGCTCTTAAATATGAATATTGACCTTCCTTTCAACGAGAATCAAGAAGCACGGAAAATGGCTATGAAAGTAAGTCAATACTCACATAACATAGCAGAGAAGTGTGCTGCATTAACTGGAAGTGGTAATTTTGACGATATCTATTGGCAGTATTTGCTACTGGAAGCACCACATTTATTTGAAAGTTACTTGCTTTATATGGAGAAAAATAGACCGGACAGCAAGAAATTTTATATTCCACGAAAAAAAACACTACATGTGGTAGCCAAAGACCTACAAGATTTGGAAGAAAGAAAGATAGAGTTTTACGGCTTATCACTCCCAAGCCGTGTTGGAAAATCTACTATGTGTATTTTCTTTATGTCATGGATAATGGGTAAAAGACCAAATAGCCATAGTGCCATGGGTGGTCATTCTGGAAAACTGGCAAAAGGATTTTACGGAGAACTTCTTAATCTCATTAATACACAGGAATACAACTATAGTGAAATTTTTCCACAGTCGAAACTTCAAAAACAGAGTGCTGATGATTTTGAAATAAACCTGGACAAGCCAGATAGATTTGCAACAATGACTTGCCGTGGTATTGAAGGTACTTGGACAGGTGCCGTTGATATTTCTTCCGATGGTTATTTGTATGTGGATGACCTTGTAAGAGATAGACAACATTCATTAAGCCCCACCCGATTAGAAAATACATATCAAGAATATCTGAATAAGATGGTTGACCGTAAGATTGACGGCGCAAGGGAGCTTATGGTTGGAACCAGATGGAATTTATATGACCCTCTCGGAAAAATCGAGAAGCTAAATCACGATAATCCAATGTATCGGTTTAGAAAAATTCCAGCTTTGAATGATGAGGGTAAATCGAATTTCGATTATGAGTATGGCGTTGGATTTTCAACAAAATATTATGTCGATATGAAAGCTAGATTAGACGCTAACGAATGGGAAGCCAAATATCAGCAAAAGCCCTTCTTACGTGAAGGAATTGTGTTTGCAGCTGACGAATTGAGATATTATAACGGCGTTCTTCCAGAAGGTGGATTTGTTAAAAATGTTTCTGCCTGTGATGTTGCGTGGGGTGGCGGTGATAGCTTATCAATGCCAGTGGGCGCAGAATACGAAAATGGAGATGTGTATATTTATGACTGGATTTTCAGCACGGCACCAAAAGAAGGAACATTGCCATTAGTTGTTGGAAGAATCATGGGTAATAATATTCAATCCATCAATTTTGAAGCAAATAATGGTGGCGATATGTATGCCTATTATGTAAATGAACGGTTGAAAGAACATAAATACGCTTGCAGCACGACCAGTACAAAAGCACCTTCAAAACAAGCAAAAAAAGAAAAAATAAATCAGTATTCCGGGGATGTTAAGCAAAATTTTATATTTTTGGCTCCGAAATATCAAAATAAACAGTATCAAAAGGCTATGGATGAATTAACTACATTCGTCTATATTGGTGATAATGAACATGATGACGCTGCCGATGGAGTTACGCAGCTTGCAATAACGCTTGCCGGCAAAAGATTTGCAGAAGTAAAAGCAACCAAAAATTTTATGTGGGGAAGGAGATAGAGTATGATGACTACAGCTCAATATTTACGACAAATTGAAAATTATGATAACAGAATCAAAAACAAGCTTATCGAAGAAGAACAGCTCAGTTCTCTTTCCACAAGTGTATCTGCAATTCCAGTTGGGGAAAAGGTGCAAACTTCTGTAAAACGTGATCCGATGGGAGACATGATTGCGAAGATATTTGATCTGCGAGAAGAGATTTCAGAAATGATATCTGAATTTTTACAAAAAAGACAAGAAATAGTCCGAACTATAGAACAGGTTGAAGACCCATTACTATATGACATATTATTTAAGCACTATGTTGAGTACAAATCTTTGGTTCGCATTGCAGATGAGATGGGTTATTCAGAGATTCACATTAAAAAAAAGCATTTAAAAGCCATAGCAGAAATAAAAAAGATAAAAGGTTTCGAAAGATGATACCGAAGTATACTGAAAGATACTTTTAATATGTGTAGAATATAAAGTAGAGCATTGGATTAAAACATCCAGTGCTTTTTATTTTACAGAAAGGATGGTTCGGCTCGTGAGAAATACAATGAATTTTGTAGATTTATGCCGAGGTGAATTCGGGAGAAAAGTAGCCTACACAGGTGTTGACCGAATCACTCCACAAAATGTAGTGAAAGTAGTATCAGACACTATTGGCATACATAATAGAAATCGAACATTAATTGATTATCTGTATCGGTACATGAAAGGCGATCAGCCGATATTATACCGAAATAAAATAGTCCGTCCAGAAGTTAATAACAGAGTGGTAGAAAATCACGCATTTGAAACTGTAAAATTTAAAGCTGGGCAGATTTGCGGGGAACCAATCCAATATGTATGCAAAAAGAAAAATGCAGACAAAAAAATAAATGAGCAAGTTGACCTTCTGAATGATTATCTTGATGAAGCCAATGCAGATGCAAGAAACATCCAAAGGGCAATATACCAGAGCGCAACAGGAACTTCCTATAAGGCTATTCTGAAAGAAGAGGATTGGACAAAAAACGGAGATTTACCACCGTTTAGAATCTTCATTCCGTATCCAGGTGATTGTTACATTGTATACTCACAGAGAAATGGGAAACCAATGCTTTCCGTACAGATTTTAAAAGATGAAGATGAACAGCAATATTATTTATGTTATTCAAAGAACCAGTTTTTTGAAATCAAGAATGGGAAAGTAACTAACTACGGCATCAATGGTTTTGGCGGTATTCCAATTGTTGAATGCCCGAATAATCATGACAGGCTTTCAGATGTTGAAATTGCAATCACATTATTTGATGCAATTAACAAATACCAGTCTGACAGATTAAATGGCGTGGAACAGTTTGTGCAATCCTTTATGAAGTTTAAAAACTGCGAGGTAGACAAAAACGAGTTTTTGGAAATGGTAAAACTTGGTGCTATCTCTGTTAAAGATACCGGAAATGGCTGTCAATCGGATGTTGAACTGATGACCGCTGAACTGAATCAATCAGAGAGCCAGGTTGCAAAGGATGATATCTACAATAATATGCTGATTGTGGAAGCAATGCCAAACCGACAAAGCAATAGCGGAGGAGATACAGGAAATGCTGTATACCTTCGTAATGGATGGGATTTTGCAGAGAGAGATGCAAAATTGGTAGAAGCATTCACCAAGGAAGCTGAAAAGGAATCTGCCAGAATTATTCTGAATATTATCCGTGGCACATCAAAAGATGTTAATATCTCAACACGAGATTTCGATGTGAAGATAACCAGAAACCCAACAGACAATATGCTTGTAAAAGCACAAGCGCTTGATTATCTGTTCAAAAATAAAATTCATCCGCTTATTGCATTGATTACTTGTGGGCTTTTCAGTGATCCGCAGAAAGTCTACGAAATGAGTTTACCGTATCTGGGAACTATTTACCCGGAACTGGCAGACCCGGAAGCGGAAATGCAGAAAGCACAGCAATTACTTGACGGAAAGTTTCAAAATCCGTCCAAAACAGAACCAATGGCAAATTCTCCATCTAACGAAGAATGAACCAAATTTCGATTATTTAAGGAGTTTTAGAGAAATCTAAGGCTTCTTTTTTAATACCCAAAATCAAATAAATTGCAACAGCCCGTGAGCGTAAATCGGGTACAGACCATGTGCGGAGCGAACCGTGTTGAAAAAGCGTATTGGACTGGAAGAAAGGAGATTTCAATGACAAGAGAACAGGCAAAACAGGCACTTATCGGTATGGGAGTTGCAGAACCTTCCGAGGAACAGGTTTCTAAGCTTCTTGATTCTATTTCTGCTGAAACTAAGAAAGAGAAAGACAAAAATGTTTCTCTGAAGGAAAAAGCTGAAAAAGCAGATTCCCTGGAAAAAGAGTTGGAAGAGTTGAAAAAGCAGAACATGACCGAAGCAGAACGGCTAGAAGCTGAACGCAAGAAAGAAAAGGAAGCAGTGGATAAGGAGTTAGCTGATTTGAAAGCTGCGCTTGCAGAATCCAACAAAAAAGCCCTTACCAGTGAAATTACTTCTATGTTCGCAAATGCAGGACTTTCAACCGAAACATACGCGAGTGCTATTAAAGCATACGCATCTGCACCGTATGAGAAACCAGAAGATGCAATGAAAGAAGTCGAAACTTTTGTTAAGGGAGTTTCCGAAGCAAATAAAACAGCACTTGATACCGCAAAAGCAGCTTGGGAGAAGGAAGCATTGGAAAACACTCCGAATCCGGGCGGTGGTAGCGGTGGGAAAGCTACAGTAAAAAGTGATGCTGCTGAATTTGCAAAAGCTTACTCAGCAAAAAAGAACCAGGAAACTAAATCAGTGGACGGTAACGCCCCTGTAAATATTTAAGTAAAGGAGATATAAATAATGGCTTTTATGAAAACAGAGCAGTATGAGTCCACTCCAAATATTCTTGAATCTGAGGTCGGACTTGTACTCAAAACCTACACAGCAGACCAGACAAATGCTGAAACAGTTGGAACTAAGAAAATTATCAAAGCAGGTTCCGTATATCCAACAAATGCGACAGGCGCAATCGGCATTGTATTTGAAGATGTTGATATGACAGATGATACCAAGAGACCAATTTCTGTGATTGTCTCAGGACGTGTTCTTGAAAAGAGACTTCCAGTAACAGTTGACACTACTGCAAAAACAGAGCTTGAAAAATCCGGAATTTTTTTTGTAGTCACAGAAGACCCAGTATTTTAAGGAGGTATGACAAATGCCATTTAATATTTTGGAATCAATTACCCAAGAAGAAAGACTTAATTTCTCTCAGAATTTCAGCGTTAAAAGACCAGGTATCCTCGATACCATTTTCCCAGATACAAAAACCCAGTATCTGAAAGCAGAGTATTACAGACTTATGGCTGGACAGAATCTCCCGGAAGTTGCATTCGTCCACGCTCTTGATAGCGAAGCAGAAATCGGCACAAGACCTGGATTTGAAAAAGTCCTGACTGAAAAACTCTTCATTAAGAGAAAAATCAATCAGTCCGAAAACTTACGGCAGGCAATTGAAAACGGTGTGCCGGATAATGAAGCACTGAAAAACTTTGTATTTGATGATGCAGCCAGACTGTTCGAGGGCGTTGTTACAAGAGCAAATGTTATGAAAGGACAGTTCCTTTCCACCGGCGCTGTAACAATCAAAGAGAACCATGTTGACATGGGAATTGACTATGGCGTTCCAGCAAGTGCAAAAGTAACGCTTACTGATTGGTCTAAGCCAGATGCAGATATCATGGGCGATATCCAGAAAATGGTAGCTGTAGCAGAAGGCAATGGCTATGTAGTAAACAAAGCTGTTACTTCTCTTAAAATGATTAACTACATGCGGAACAACACTGCAATGCAGACAGCTGTTCTGGGTGCTGCAAATAAAAGGCTTCTCACAAAGCAGGAGCTTGCCAATCTGCTTATGCAGGAATATGGAATCACAATTGATCGTTGTGATGAGAACTTTAATTTCAGAAAAGCAGATGGAACCCTGAAAACAGCCAGATACCTCAAAGAGGATGTATTTACTCTGTATGAAGCAGATGCTAACGGTTCTTTCGGTGTTGGCCTCTGGGGTGTGACACCAGAAGAGCTTGAATACAGACAGTTTATACAGGAAGAGAACCGTTCTTTCGTAACTCTTTCCATGTGGGCTACACCAGACCCAGTTGCAGTATGGACAAAAGCATCCGGTATGTTCGTCCCTGTTGCACCAAAAGCAAACGGTGGTATCGTGATCGGTACCAAAGCGGGGGAATAACCGGGCATAGTCTCGATGAAAACAGCCAGTCACCATCTGTAGCAAGTGTGAATGATACATCAACACACAAGTATACAGAAAGCGAGTTGTCTAATATGACTGTATCTCAGTTAAGACAACTCGCAAGTGATAACGGCTATGCCCTGACAGCAACTAATAAGGCTGGAATAATATCAGAGATTTTATCTCAGCAAAGGTAGGTGATTAAATGGACGAACAGCTTATAGAGGACTTGACAAATTATCTTGAAGATGATGAAGAAACTGCGAGGATGATTCCTCTTTCAGCAGAGAGGGCTATTCGTTCATTTAAGAAGAAAAGGAATTATCCTTCCTCTTACAGTGATGAGAAAATAAATTCCGATATGGAGAAATGCTATGACTGCATATTTGATTTGGCTCTTTTCTTCCTAGTAAAGCAGGGAGCTGAGTTTCAAGGATCACATTCCGAATCCTCTGTGAATAGAAGTTGGGATTCCGAAACTGAAATTTATGTAAATCATGGTGTTTTTCCATTTATCGGATTCTAAGATGGTGTGTGCGTGATACGTCAATCCTCCCACGTATCGCAGGGGTGCTTCAAATTAGGTGGGTAGAAGCAATATTTAAAAAATGGGAGTGATGGAAAGGAATAGCGATGGGATGTGAACACGAGTGTATCAACGAACACCGCTTAAAAGAATTGGAAAGTGCCGTCCATGAGATGAAAGAAAAGCATTCCAAAAGGGATGGAGTTTTTTTTGAACGTATCAATGCGCTGGAACAGAAAATTGCTTTATACAACAACGATCTGGGACACATTAAGGATACAGTTGACGAAATGAACGACAATTTAAAATCACTCATGGAAAAACCAGGAAAGTTACAGGACAAAATAATTGCTTATATCATAACTGGCATAATTGGTATTGTTTTAGGCTTTGCCCTAAAAGGCATTTTCCCGGTGTAAATATTGATTCCACTACAGGGAGGACAGTGGAATGGATGATTATAAAGACTTTTCGGAAGATGAAAGAATCTTCTATTTGCGTGAAGCTGGATTTGATTCCAGAGAAAAAGAGTTATTCCGATTGCGCGTTTACGAAGAAAAAACACTTGCAGAAGCTTCAGAAATCATGGGCTACAGCACAAGAACCGTAGACCGCATAAACAGAAAATTAAAGAAGAAAATTATGAAAGTCGCCCCGATGTATTGTCGGGGCTTTTCTTTGTATTCATAGAAAATGGCGTATTTATGGCGTTATCATGGCGTGTTAATCAACCTCTTATTATTGTAAAATATAGTTATAAAAACAAGGGAGGTTTGAGATATGCAGTATGGTAATCCGTATTTTGCACAACCATTTCAACAAATACAACCGTATCAAGATAGATTAGCTCAATTGCAAAATAGCTATCAACAGGCAATACCATACGGACAGACACAAATTCAGCAACCAATGCCGCAAGTACCACAAATCCCCATGTTACAAGGACAGATGGTCGATGGGATTGATACTGTAAAGGCAAAAGATGTAGATATGTCTGGAAACCCTGTCTATTATCCAAAAACTGACGGTACAGAAATATATAGAAAACAATTACAGGCAGATGGAAGAAGTAGAATTTTTGTTTATCGACTTATAAATCCGGAAGAACAACAGCAACCAAAGGCAGAAGAAAAACCGATTGACATAGAAGCTATGTTTAATCAGCTTCGAAACGATGTTTGTTCTGAGATTTCCGAAATAAAGAGTATGTTTCCGACACAAATGTCGGGAACACCGGAACCCAAGCAGAATGGAGGTAAACAGAGATGATGAATCCAATGCAACTTATGCAGATGATACGTGGTGGAGGGAATCCTCAACAAGCCATAATCAATATGATGAAACAACAGTCTGGAAATAATCCTGTAATTGACAATGCAATTAACATGATGGAAAAAGGTGATAATGCAGGAATTGAAAAACTTGCAAGAAATCTTTGCCAAGAAAAAGGGATTAATCCTGATGATATGTTATCGCAGGTTAAGAATCAGTTTGGAATAAAATAAATTCGCTACAATAATTAAAAGAGCCGCGGTCTTTTGATTTTGTATAAATTACAAAAATCAATAAGGAGGTAATCGCTATGATGAATGGTGGATTATCAGCAAGCGATGTCGCTGTATTAAGCGGCTCTAATAACCGTGCAGATGAAGGCTATGGCTTTGGCGGTGGCTGGGCATGGTGGATTATAATATTGCTTATCTTTGGCTGGGGCGGTTTCGGCGGCTTTGGTGGCTGGGGTGGCAATGGTACAAATGGTGCCGGCTTCCAAGGATGGGCTACCCGTTCAGATATTAATGAGGAATTCGCCCTTAATGATATTCAAAATGGTATCAGAGGTATTCAGCAGGGTATCTGTGACAGCACATATTCTCTTAACAATACCATGCAGAGTGGCTTTAATGGTATGAATGTCGGAATGCTTCAAGGCTTCAACGGCGTTCAGCAGGCAATCAATGCTGATACTGTAGCCGGTATGCAGAATACCAATGCATTACAGTCTCAGTTAGCAAATTGTTGCTGCGAAACAAGAGAAGCAATCCAGGGCATCAACTATAACCTGGCTACCAACACTTGTGCATTGCAGAACACAATGAACAATAACACCAGAGACCTTCTGGAAAATCAGAACAGCAACACTCGTGCGCTGTTAGACTTTTTAACACAGGATAAGATTGCAACATTACAGGCAGAGAATTCTGATCTGAAACGTGCTGCATCCCAGGATCGCCAGTCTGCATTGCTCACAACTGCAATGGCTTCTCAGACACAGCAGTTAATCAATGCAATCAATCCGGCTCCGATTCCTGCATTCCAGGTTCCGGCTCCATATGCGTACGCAGGATGTAGCACATATGGTAATGGTTGTTGCTAAGTAACTCACCCTTAGAGGTTGACTAAATTCTAAGAGGTGGGTTTCGGCTCACCTCTTATTGATTGAGAGGTAAAAGATATGGCATGTAAGAATGTTTGTAAGCTTTGCAATCACCTTGTGCTGTCTACTGCAATTGCATTCACAGGTGGAAATCTTGTGGTTACTATCCCGGAAGGAAGCTACAATAATGGAGAAAAATACTGCATTGTTCTAGCACAGTCCATTCCAAATACAACCACAATTACCGCACCAGTAATGATTCAGATAGGAACAGGAACAACCTTGTATCCGTTAGAGAATCGTTGTTGCGCACAGGTAACAGCATGTGGCGTCAGAACCAGAACAAAATATGCAACCAGAGTTGCAACAAGTGCTACTGGTGGAGTGTTCAAAATGTTAGGAAATCCGGCATGTAGTCCGAATAACAATCTGACTGCAATCAATGGTACAGCCCCAACAGCAGAAAATGTTGTACAGGCTGTGAAGAGGGGAGGTATCGTGAATGCATAAGACAGCAATGGAAATGGGAAAATGGGCTATGGAAAAAGCCAAAACACATGGATTTGATAATCTCAGTGCGCAAGATTGGGACGATTTGAAAGACTGCATGGAAGCAGTAAAATGTGCGATTTGCGCTGATAAAGATTATCGCATTGTGGAAGCTATGGATGAATGCGAACAGGAAGAAAAGTATCTTGGACGCATGGGATATGACCGTTACCGCTATTCAAATGGGCGTTTCGCTCCAAAAGGTAGGGGAACCAGAAAAGGTTATAGACCATATCTGTACATGGAAGATGATGACTGGATGGATGAGTATTTAAACAATCCAGAGTTTGAACGTAATATGTACCGCATGGGATATCATCCAGACCGTAGTGATATGGAAATGGGTGACATGAATCGGAAGAAATCCAGATATGGCGAATCCTATGATAGATATGATGAGAATCGTAGACACTATCATGATTCCAAAGACACAGAATCCAAAAGAAAAATGGATGATTCCATGAAGGAGTACACATCTGATATCATTCGCAACCTCACGGAAATGTGGTCTGATGCAGATGCAACGCTCAGACAGTCAATGAAAACTGACCTGACACGTCTTGTACAGCAGATGAACTAGAGTAATAAATGAATTAAGTCCTTGTCGCAAATTAATGCGGCAGGGGCTTTTTTCGTAGAAAGGATGGTAAGAAACCATGCTGAAACAATTCTATATGAATGGGGACTTATGGAGAGTGCACTTTGTTTCTCCCAATGATAATGTTTTGATTGACCGCACAGGGAAGAGGACACTTGCTGTATCTGATTACTCCACAATGACAATTTCGATTGCAAACAACTTGCATGGCGAACTTCTAAATCGTGTATTTATCCATGAATTAGGGCATTGCGTGATGTTCAGCTACGGTTTACTGCCAGAGCTTCACCGTATGGTTAAGAAACGATATTGGGTGGATGCAGAGGAGCTTGTATGCAATATTCTGGCAGACTACGGACAGTTTGTTATTGGCACAGCCAGAGATATTTTGGGAAACAAATTTACATATGTAGCTCCTGTTGGAGCAGAAAGGATGATTGTTGCATAATGGGAAAATTTGAAACAGCTGCAATTGTGGACGGACAGCTTTACCAGCCGGGAGAAGAAATTCCAGAATTTGGAAGTATTAAATGCGTAGATACATCAGAGCCAAGAAAATATATCGGCAATTCAAAAGATGCATCCATTTTAAATGATGTTATTGCAAGATATGCTTCCAACAAGTCTTCTTGCCTAATGACTGACACAGGCGAATAATATGAGTTTGATTCAAAATTAAAAAAATTTGTTGTTCAAGAATCAATTTCCACAATTAACGAATCCGCAGATAAGATTTACGGAGTTTTAATGACTTTCATAAAAAAACTCAGTGACAAGCTTCAGCAAACCTCAACTTCAATTGTTTTCCGAGGAAGTGTAAGGAACGCAGAATTGTTACCTTCTTCGCCACTAACAGGGGATATGTATAACATCGAAGAAAAATCAATCTACGGCGAAGCAGGTATGAATGTTGCCTGGACAGGTACTGCATGGGATGCGCTTGGCCCCGCTATCAATATGGGAGACTATATTCGGGTTGATTCAAAGGTGTTTACTGATTTACAGGAAACTGTTTCAAAATGTCTTATTATGCTAAATTAGGTGAGTGATATGAGAGGATTAGTTCGTCAAAAGCAAAAAGTATACTGGTCACGAATATCCGAGAAAACGCAAGGATTAGACCGTATTAAAGTTTATGAGAAACCAGTTTTATACTATTTTTCCGTATCATCTACCGCCGGAACGCCAGAAGAAATTGCAGCCGGAATAGTGCCGGATTATGACAGGTACATTACAAGCTTTAATCGAAATTTCCATCCACAGGAAGCAGACATATTTTGGATAGACAGAATCCCACAAATAAGTGAGGATGGAAGCCTTATTTTGAACGAAGATGGAGAACCTACAGTATTGCCAGACTACACACTAAAGAAGATTTTAGACACAAAAAAAGGCAATATTGCCAGATACGGAATTTCCAAGAGAGGAAACGAGGATGGGTAAGACAATAAAGTGTACCTTATCGCAGAAATCAATCCAAAATGCTATTGATGAAATAAAAAATTATCAAAAATCTTTAAGGAGCAAAAATGAAATCTTCATAAAAAGATTATGTGAATTAGGGATTCCAGTCATTAATCAAAATATTTTAGCAGCACAAGGCGATTCCGATAAGAACCATAATACTTACATCAAAATTAACAGTTTTGGAAACTATGCAGAAGCCCATTTAATATGCGAAGGAATAGACCTTTTGTTTATAGAGTTCGGTGCAGGTATTCACTACAATGGCACAGCAGGTTCTAGTCCGCATCCAAAAGGAGAAGAATTTGGTTATACAATCGGTTCTTACGGACAAGGAAAAGGAAAAAACGATTCCTGGGTATATGTTTCTGATTCTGGCGAATGGGTACGTTCTTACGGCACAGAAGCTACAATGCCAATGTATAAAGCCAGTGTAGAAATCATTCAGAATATCCGAAAAATTGCCAAAGAGGTATTCTCTTCTTAAAGATGATACCATAGTATACTGAATGATACCAACCAATTATGTTATCATTACAGTGTTAAATTGTAGCATAAAATGCAATGCGTTCACTATAAAGGTGGGCGCATTTTTTATTGTGAGGTGACAGATATGCCAGACACAATAGAATCCCCTGTATTAGAAGTTTTTTCAAGGTGGGGAGCGGCTGTTTCTAAGATTACTGGCGCAGACAATTACTCCATGGATGGGAGCGAGACAAATGCTTCTGGCAAAAAAGCATATGCACAGCTTTATATGCTCGGAAATCCAATTACGAGAGGTGACCTTGAAGGGGATGAATGCGCAACAATGCCATCGTTTCAAGTAAATTGCTTCACATCTGGGAGTAAAGCATTAACCAGATTGTATGAATTGGACAAGATAAGTCACAAAGCTATGGTGAACATGGGATTCCGTCGTACATATGGCCCGGAACCTATGTTTTTTGGTGACAGTGGAATCAAAAAGCTTGTGAGTCGATACAGCCGGATATATACAGGAAAATTACTTTAAAACCAATGAACGCATAGACGTTCTTTTTTTATGCCTAAAACGAAAGCGAGGTGAGATTATGGATCAGATTTTAAGTTATGTAAAGCCAGAATTACTTATTGTCGTTGTAGTTCTTTATTTTATCGGGGTAATGATTAAAAAATCAGAAAATATTTCTGACAAATTTATTCCGATGATTTTAGGAATTCTCGGCATGTTAATTTGCGGTCTTTATGTTTTTGCAACATCTACAGTTTCCGGTTCACAGGAAGTTGCAATGGCACTGTTTACTGCAATTACACAAGGAATTATCGTTGCTGGATTAAGTACTTATGTAAATCAGCTTATTAAGCAGTCTGGAAAAGAAGAGTAGAAAGGCGGTGATCCGCTATCTCCCGGCACAGGGTTACGTGCATATTACCGATTTTTTGTTTGAAAAAAATTGCTGACCTTAAAGAGTTAAAGGTAGAAAGGAGAAATAATGAGCCGTTTAACAACATTAGGCGTGACTTTTGGTTATGGAGTTGAAACCGAAAAAGGCGTAAAGCCTACAACTTTTAAGCAACTTGAGCTTGCAAGCTCTATTGGTGGAATTTCACTTGATACAGAGCAGATTGACGTATCAGCATTGGAAGATTATATCACAAAATATGCAGCTGGTAGACAGGATACTGGTGGTACATGGGAAATCGAATTTATCATGGATCCAGATAAATCTGTTAAGCAGATTAAGGAACTTTATAGTGCATCTAAGACAGCAAAAGAAACTGGACTTGCAACATGGTTTGAGGTTGTTTTCCCGGATATGGCAGATGCATTCTTTGTTACAGCTGAGTGTGGACGTGAGATTCCACTTCCAGAAGTTGGACAGAATGAAGCTGCAACAATGTCTATTTCCCTTATTATCACAGATTACAAGGGACTTGAAACAAAAGTTGCTCTTACAAAATCAGAATGATGTTTTTAATGGGAGGATTATAAAATGGTAACTTTTAATGTACATGGAAAAGAATATAAGGTTGTATTTGGATACGGACTTCTTACAAAAACAGATGTGCTGGATAAGGTGCAGGGGATTACAGATGGAAAAGAGAGAAGCCTTCAGAAGATGATTTCTCTTCTCCCGGAACTGCTTCTTGCTGGACTTCAAAAGAAGCACAAGGAAGAGTTTGGGTATGAAAGTGATTCTGAAAAAGAAGCTGTTCTTAATAAAGTCTGTGACCTTTTGGATGATTACGAAGATGAAGGAACTGAGGAAAATCCGAAAAGCGGATTTGATTTATACCAACTTCTCGATAAAGAATTGGAGAAAAATGGTTTTTTATCCGGTCTGCTGAATGCAGTAGCAGAAGCACAGGCAGTGGAGAAGAATGCAACGAAGCTTCCGCAGGATCACAAAAAGAAAAATTAACTTTTCGAGAAGCTGTTTACCAAGAGATTCTTCCTTTATACCTCTCTATTGGTGTATCTAAAGAAGAATTTATGGATTCTACGCCAGCTGAATTAAAACCTTATCTCGAAGCTGAAAAGATACGGCAAAAGAGGAAAGATGCCGAACTCTGGCAAGCTGGCATTTATGAAACATCAGCCACATTCACGGCTGTTGCGAATGCTTTAATGGGGAAAAAATCTAAAGCAGAGTATTTGAAAAAACCTTTACTGGAATCAGCAGAGGAAGAAAAGCGTAAACAGGAAGGCATACTTTCCGAAGAAGAAAAGAAAAAACAGAGAAACGCACTTTTGGCAAGCTTGCAACTCATGCAGGCAAACTTTGAACTTAACCATGAAAAGGGCAGGCAGGATGAATAAGTCTTGTCTGCCCTTTATTTTTTTGTAAAAAGGAGGGATAGATAAAATGGCTGACAATACCATTGATACCCTTGATATACAAATTAGCAGTAGTACAGAAAAAGCAGTACGTGCACTGACTAATCTTTCAAATAAACTCACAAAAGTAAATTCCGCATTAAGCGGAGTAAATACAAACGGACTGCGTAGCTATGCAAGGGAACTTGGGAATGTTACGTCTGCCTTTAATTCTCTAGGCAATGTTCGTACTTCTGGGCTTGATAGTGCTATTTCAAAATTAAACACACTTAGTAAAATCAACCTTAGCAATCTTCAGAATCAAAAGATTAGTATTGATTTGGATATCAAGGGTGGAGATCAAACACAAAAACTGCAATACGCCATTGATAAAACAGTACGTGATATTAAAATTGACACCTCTTCCATTTCAAAGCAATTGATTGAAGCCTTTAACTTAAAAGGCGGTGCTGCTTCAAAAGTTCGATCTCAAATGAACGAACTTGCAAAAGAAATGGCACAGTCTTTTGATGGGAAAGAAATCTCTGGAAATGTTGGAAGCATTGTTGAAGAAATTGGAAATACGATTCTTAAAAGCGGAAGTGTAGTAAAAGCCAATCTTGGAAGCTACTTAGATGGAGCAGAACAAGAATGGATTGATTTCAATAATTACTTCAAAAACAAGAAAATCTATGTTTCCGATATGCTAAAAGCCGACCTTGGTAAAGGCGAATTTTCTGAGATTCTGAAAAACAATCTGAATAAGGTTGTTACAGATGCAACCAAAGGCATTACACTTGACAAATCCTGGCAAGAATTAGCAGATAGATTCCCAACTCTTGTACCAAGAGATACTATAAATGCAGCAGATCAGCTGATTACCATACTTGAAAATATCAAAAAAGTTAGAGAATCAATAAAGCCAGTATCAATAGAATCGCTTTATGGAGAAAACGCTTCAAAAGCATCGGACAAAGTATGGGGAATGGCTGTCGATTCCACTCAGCAGCTCGCTGAACAGGTAAAAACAAGACTTAATGACGCATTAAAAGGTACGGACGGTCAGCTCCCTATTGATGTAAAAATCAATACGGATAAGATAACAATGGATATTCAGAAGGCAATCAATAAAGTTGCTGAACTGAAATATAACGCTGTAAAAGTCACTCTGGATGTAGATACTACAGGAATTAAAGATGCAGTTACCGGAAAACTTAAAGAAATTGATGCAGGGCAAATGACAAGCATTGCCGATGGAATGAAACAGTTTTCAGATTCTTTAAGAGCCATGGGAACTGTTAATTATAAAGCTTCCGGTTTGAACGCAATCATTAATTCCATTAGCAGATTTAGCCAGGTAGATATTAGTAATTTTAATTCTATGAAACTTGGCGAGATAATCACTCAGTTATCTGGATTATCGGCAATACCGGATGTATCTGCAAGTGTTAATCGTTTTGTTAATTCAATGGCTAGACTAGCCAATTCCGGTGAATATATTGCGAATGTATCCGCTGAATTACCTGCATTGGGAAGTAGCTTGAAATTTATCACAGAAAGCTTTATTGGTGTTGATGGAATTTCAGATTCCGTAAATAGGTTTGTTCAGTCAATTGCACAATTGGCAAGTGCTGGCGGTAAAATTTCTCAATCTTCTGGACAACTTGGAACACTAGCAAATGAAGTATTGTCATTCTTCAATGTAATGAAAACCGCACCAAAAATCAACGAAAACACAGTAAGAATGACAGAAGCTTTGGCACAGTTAGCTACTGCAAGTGGGAAAATAAATAAAGCCACAAATTCTATTACGAATTCATTTTCGAGATTATCAAATGCCGCAAATGGACTTGGAAATGCAGGAAGAAAATTATCTTCCATGATTGGCTCTGCAAGCTCTGCACTAGCTAATTTTGGAAATACCGCAACTGTAACCACAAGAAAGACTGGCTCATTAACTTCACAGCTTGCTAGTTTATATGCAAAATTTTTTACTGTGACAAGAGGAATTAAAGCACTTTGGAATTCTGTAAAGTCCGCATCTGATTATGTTGAAACATTGAACTATTTCAATTCTGCATTCGAACAAGTTACAGACGGATTGGACGTGAGCAAGTGGCAGAATGCAGGAGTAAAATCCGCAGAGGAATATGTGGGTTCTTTTGAAAAACGTGCAAAAGAACTGACAAAAAAAATGACTGGATTTGAAGTATCAGATGCAGGTGATCTGACTAGAACAAAAGGCACGAGCCTCGGACTTGATCCAAACCAAACGATGAACTATCAAGCTACTTATGCACAGATGGCATCATCAATGGGGGCAACAGCAGATGCATCAACCAAGGTTTCACAAGCTTTAACAGAAATCGGAGCAGACCTTGCTTCTGTAAAAAATCTTGAATTCAACGATGTTTGGAATGATATGGCTTCTGGCATAGCCGGAATGAGCAGAGCACTTGATAAATATGGTATTAATATCCGTGTAGCAAATTTACAACAGGAACTTTATAACCTTGGAATTGACGCTACTGTATCAAGTCTAAGCCAATCGGACAAGGCTATTCTGAGAACTATAACAATCTTGAATAGTTCAAAGTATGCATGGGGTGACCTTGCTAATACGATAAATCAGCCGGCAAACCAATTAAGATTACTGCAATCTAATTTTTCAGCACTTTCAAGAACTATCGGTTCATTATTCATTCCAATTATCTCAAAGGTTCTTCCATATATGAACGCCTTTGTTATTGCAATTCAGAGAGCTTTTTCGTGGGTTGGAAGACTTTTGGGTATCAAAATGTCCGATTATGTTGCTTCCACAGGAAGTGCCGCAGTTGATATGGGAAGTATTGCAGATAGTACAGAAGATGCAGCTTCCGGGCTTGACAAAACAAATGACAATGCGAAGAAATTAAAAAAATCCTTATCTGTTCTTTCTTTTGATGAATTGAATCAGCTGAATGATGCAAAAACATCCACCGCTTCCGGTTCTTCTGGAAGTGGTGGCGGTGGAAGTACACATCTTCCAGAACTAGATGCTGCATTAGATAAAGCCCTGTCAGAGTATCAAGCTGCATGGGATAAAGCTTTTGAAGAAATGAATAATAAGGCAAATGATACCGCTGATCAGATTGTAGCTGTATTTAAAAAAATTCGTAAAGCGGCTAAACCAACAACTGCATCAATCAAGAAACTTTATGATGAAGGTCTTAGCAAGCTTGGAAACTTCTCTATTACAGCTCTGAAAGATTTGTGGAATAATTATCTGAAACCAATTGGATTATGGATGTTATCTGACAATTCCGGGCTTCCTCGATTCTTTAATATTACGAATGATTTACTAAATAAAATCAATTGGGGTAAACTGAATAGCTCGCTTTCCGGTTTCTTTACAATGCTTCAAAAGCCAACAAAATTTGTTTGGACTGGTCTTATGGATTTCTATGAGAAATTCTTAGTGCCGGTAGGTACATGGACAATGAATAGTGCAATTCCGGAACTTGTTGACGCATTAACAAATTTCGGAAACAACATTCACTGGGACGAACTTAATTCGGCATTGAAGAACTTCTGGGATGCACTTGCGCCATTCGCACAAAATGTTGGGCAGGGAATTGTTGACTTCTTCAAAGATTTACTTGATGTTGGAGAAAATTTCATCAATACAACACTTCCTGGAGGATTAAACTCTATTGCTGATGCAATAAAAAATATCAGCCCGGAAACTGCACAGGCAATTGGAAAAGGACTTGGACAAATCTCCATTGCAATCCTTGGATTCAAAGGATTAACCTTTATTGGTGGAATCATTGGAAAAGACAGCCCATTAGGAAAAGGACTTGCTTTATTGGCAAAACATCCTTATGCGTCGATGGCACTTGGATTAGCCGGAATTGTAACCGCACTTGATAATTTTGGGATTATTGATGTTGATTGGGATTGGATTTGGAGCAGTATTGACCGTGTAAAAACCTCAATACAGAATTTTATTGATAAGGTTGATTGGAATGCTGTTGGAACTGCTCTTGGAAATTTATGGTCTGCATTCCAACCATTTGCAGAGGGATTTGCAGATGCGTTGATTACCGGGCTTGAAGGAATAATTAATATCGGAGCGGACTTAATTAACGGTATTGCAAATGCAATTAATTGGCTGGCTGAAAAATTAAGTGGAATTGATCCAGAATTTATAAAACAAGTTGGTGCAGCATTTGGAACATTGTTTACAATCAAAATAGCCAAGGATATTGCCACCAAAATCTTTTCCTTTGCAAGCGGAATCGGTTCATTATCTTCAAAACTTTTAAATTTCCCACTTGATACCGCATCTTCTCTTTCTACCATCATCGGTGATATTGGTGGAGCAGCGGAAACAGCGGGAAATGGCGGGTTTACTACACTTGCAGAAAAGATAAAAAATCTCGGTGATGTCGCACAAACAGCTGGTGGACAATTCCAAGGATTTTGGGGATACGCAACCAATTTGGGTGCGACTGCATTTGTCGTGGAAGGTCTTGGACAGGTAAAAAAAGCTATGGACTTTAAAGATTCCACAGCTGACGCATTCAACGATTTTGAAGTTGTTAGAAAAGCATTGAAAATCATCGAAGACCAAACTGGAATCTCTGGTGATAAACTTATCGGACTTGGCGGTGATTTAAAAAATGTGAAAGACAATGCATTTGATTTTGATGGACAGCTCCAAACTGTAGAAACATCACTTGAAAATCTCGGAATTTCTTCTGATACATTTAAGCAAGCATTAAAACAAGCAATGGAGGAATCTGATACCTCTACAAATTCTCATGTAAGCAATATTAATGAATATATCGGTACGATGGGGACAGAATTTGATAATGCGAAATCTGCACTGGAAAGACTTTCAGATCAAGCAGTAATCACTCCAACGCAGTTTGATGAATTAAGTACTGTCCTTCAACAGCAAGAATCATCTGGTGCAACAGCTAGAGCTGCATTCCAAGCATTGATGGATAAAATGGCAGAGATGGGAATTGACACAAGAAAAGTTATAAAAGCTTTTTCAGAAGATGTTCCGAAAGCTTCATCAACAATGAGCAAATCAGTTGCAACAGCATCCGAATCCGTATCATCCAAGACAAAAACTGGCTTTGGTCTCGCCAATACTGCAGTAAGCACGGCAATGGCTGGAATGAAAAAAAGCACAGAAAGCACAATGCCTTCCATTTGGTCGAAGATAAAGAACACGAATGATGATGTTGAAACCAACTCTAAAACCAATTGGGGAAATTCTGCAAGTGCTGTATCGACAGCCCTCGGAACCATGGACACCGATACCAAAGATGTAATGGGTAAGGTTATGACAACCATTCAAAGTTATTGGTCTTCCGTTCTAATCAATACAAACCAGATTTGGGAAAAGGCTTCTGGCAAAGTTGACACGGAAACTGGAAAAATGAAAACCTACACAGAATCTAATTTGTCTGGAATTTCGGATAAAATCAAAAGACTATTTAATGTTAATCTTACATCAATTGGTCGGGAAACAGCTCAATCATTCGCTGATGGCATGAAACAAGTACATTTACCGACTCTGACTTATTATATTTCAGAGTGGAGAAAACATGATCTTGGCGGTGGAAGAACCAGTTCTACACCAGTTTACAAGCCTAATTGGTACGCAAAAGGTGGTCTTTTCAACGGTGCACAGGTAATTGGTATCGGTGAAGCCGGTTCCGAAGCCGTTCTTCCGCTGGAAAATCCGCGAACCATGAAGAAGATTGCCGACAGCATTGTTTCCAGTTCGGACGGAAGCATGGGACTTACAAAAGAAGAAATGGCAAAAGCAGTAGCCCAGGGAGTTGCAATGGCAATGAGTATGAACAGCGGAAACAAGAATCCGCAGTACATTATGAACAGTATTATTCTGGACGGAAGCGAGATTGCGAAAGCAGTAACAAAAGCCCAGAATGATACGGATAGCCGTTTCAATCCATCCCCGGCATATTGATTTTTGACTGATTGTGTGGTATAATTTTCTCAATGAAGAAGTACACACGGTCTTGAATTTTTGAGCCGCTAAGAAGAAACTAATATTTCTCAATCGTGAGGAATTTTTATCTTACTTGGCGGCTCTTTTTTATTTTATCCTGCCTGCATATGCAGTTGCCAAAAGAAAGGAGACACATGGAATTAGTAACAGTTAAAAACAATCAAATTTTTACAGATAGTAAAATAATATCTGATGGAGTTGGGATAAAACATCATTCCATACAACAGTTAATTGCGAAATATGAAAATGATATATCTGAGTTTGGACAGCTCGCATTTGAAATGAGACCTGTAAAATATTCCAGAGGAACTAATTTTGAAAAAATATATTTTCTAAATGAAGAACAGGCTACTTTTATCATTACATTAATGAGAAATAATAAAACGGTTGTCGCATTCAAAAAAGAACTTGTTAGACAGTTTTATTTAATGCGTCAGTTTATTTTTGAACGACAAAGTAAAAATTGGATTCAAACCAGAGAACAAGGAAAGCTCACCAGAAAAGCCGAAACGGATGTTTTGAAAAGTCTTGTTGAATACGCAAAATTACAAGGTTCTGAACATTCCGACAAAATGTATATTACATATACAAAATTAGCAAATAAAATATGCGGAGTTTCTGGAAGAGATAACGCAACCGCACAACAGTTAAGTAACCTTACTGTTGCGGAAAATATTATTCTTCATTGTATACAGGCTGGTATTGACGAAAACAAGCATTACAAAGACATTTACAAGGACTGCAAAAAGCGTCTGGAAATGTTCAAGGATATTGCTTATTTGGAAGTAGCTTAAATTCTGGGAGGAATATCATGTCATATAAAAATTATTGTGTAGTAAGCAAAGAAGTGATTCATAATAGAAATATTTCCCTTGAAGCAAAGGGAATATATGCTTTAATGATGAGTGTTGGCAAAGATAATTTTAATGTAAAGGAATTATATGATCTTTCAAAAGAAGAAATAAATGTTATTGATAATGCGATAAATGAGTTAGAAAAACTCGGTTACGTAACTCTTGAAAAATAATTCGGTAAATTCAGTGGGCTAGGTTGGCCGCCGAAAAGCGTAAACCTTGATACGCCTGTCCACTGTTTTTATAAATCAAGGATTCTGGCACAATACGGAGAGTGCCTACGACCAACAAGGAGGTTATCTAATATGAAAGGTAAATTATCAGATCTTTTTTTATCCAGCAAAGAAAGCGTTATCATCAAACCAGATTTAGCAGTAAAATTAGGGCTAAATGAAGCCATTGTTTTACGCCAAATTTATTACTGGCTTGAAATAAATGAAAAATTGCAAAGAAATTATTATGATGGAAGATATTGGACTTTTAACACGATGGAAGAATGGCAAAAGAATAATTTCCCATGGTGGTCTACAAAAACTATAGAAAGAGCTTTTAAAAGTTTAATTTCTTCCGGAATTGTTATCACTGGAAATTATAATAAAGACCAAAGAGACCGTACAAAATGGTATTCCATAAATGAAGATGTTCTTGAAAACATATTAAATGGTATAGTAAAGGAAAACCCAAAGACAAATAGCCAATGTGCATCTGGACAGAATGACAAAAGGCATAGACAAAATGACGAAATGCACAAAGACAGTTCGGGTGAAGCATTACCAGAGAATACTAACAAAAATTATCATTCAGAAAATACTATATCAGATACTACATCTCCTACGGAGTTAAAAGAAGAAAAGAAAAATGCATACCACTCTAACGAGTGGTTCAATTCTCAACATATTAAAAATATGTTGACCGAGGAGAACATCCAGTATACTCCAATAGACCGTAAATCTTTTAACTGGTCTGCATTCAAGAACCAGGTTTCAGTACGGATTGAAGAACTAGGATATACGACAAGCCCATACACAACCAACCGCTTTCTGGTAGTATCAAAGTATTTCTTCAAGAGGTATGAAGAACGAACCAGAAAACCGCACATAAAAATCAATCAAGACGCTTTGGATAATATCCTGGACAAGTTTGGATTCGGGCCAAATCCAGATTACTTCCAGAATGTTGAGATTGAAACATATATGAAAGTGATTGATGAATACTTTGGCACTTCATTTAGTGAGTACACGGATCACCATTATTCGCATTTCATGTCTGGCTACATACGGAAAAATTTGTTAATGAAAATTGAGGACAGGGAGGATATTAACAGTTAAATATAAATTATAAAATTATATAAGCACATGTTGAGTTTTATAAGATATTGGAGTGGAAAACAAAGCTAAGAAACTTATCCGTGAACTGATACAGGAGGAAACAGATGGTAAAAGCCATAAAAGTAATGCTGATACCAAACA